TTTTTGAATTTTGACTTGAAGAATATTCTTATAATTGTCATCATTCTGAATTAATGCAATCCAATCAATATGTTTTTCTAATATATTTTCAACAAATTTTTGCGCCATTTGAAATCCAGGACCCGTAACAAACATGGTTTGAAACCAGTTTTCCTCGTCCTTCACTTCAATCTTATTAAAATCCAAAAATAATGCGCCTAAAAATGATTCAAAAAGGCAACCCAATTTTTTAAAATTACTTCGTATATTTTTCTCCTCTGCATGCCGTGATAAAATTAACCACTTATTCAAATGCATTTCCATCGCAATTTTACCAATCGCTTCATTTTTAACAATTGCAATTTTTTTTTCGGTCATGAATCCTTCGTTCTCTTTAGGGAAACGACGATACAAATAATATTTGACAATTAATTCAAGAACTCCATCTCCAAGAAATTCCAAACGTTCGTTTGACTTTGTTTTTAAAGGCATACAATCTGGTGGCTGTTCCACAATAGTGATATTTTGTTGCATATTTTCTAGATGCGGGCGCTTGGTATAAGATTTATGTACAAATGCCCGTTTATACAGATTCAAATTATTTATGGTTGGTGGAATTCCATATTTAGTGAGAATAGATTGAACATCATTCAATGTAATCTCTATATTGGAGGAATTATACGGGTTAAATATAAGTCCCTCATCACTCCTAATAATATCGTCATCGTGTAGCAACTTTGATTCTGTCATATTTTTACTGTCGCAATATTCCATATATAGATTATAGACGATTCTATTTAAATTACTTGAAAATATATTTTAGGCAAGTTCGCGATTAAAAAAATAAATTAATAAAATAATATTTAGAGTATATATAAAATGGTTGGAATGACTTATAACTCAGGCAGTAAGTCTGCTAGAAATGTTGATTCATTAGCGAACCGAGGATGCCAATATGGTGGGTCTTGCGGTGGTAACAAAAAACCCGGTATTATTACATACGGTGGGTCGTGGCCTAGAGGCAATATGGGTAATTTCTTGAATCGAGCCCCCCAAGGGTGTTGTGCAAAGAATAATAGTATTCTATTTGGGCAGATATTTACGAATCGGAATCCTGTTCAATATACACGCGCGCGTGCAGGTGTTGTGCATGGTTTGTCCGGTATGGGTTAAAAGGAAACCGAAAAACCAGAAACAAAGCAATTCAAAGCAAAAGAAACCAAAAGAAAACCAAAGAAAGAGAAAGAGAAAGAGAAAGAGAAAGAGAAATAATATATTAAGAAAATAATTTAATAAGTTCTTTATTATTAAATTATTATAATGAAAATTAAAATAGACCATCGGGAGCATGATTTGATTCAATCGTGTAAATATTTTTTAGGTATTGGTCCGGCATATCAAGGAATAGAATTAGAAATATGTAATTTACCCATCGGTGATATCATTTTATGTGATGATACCGGTATTGAGAAAGTTATTATTGAGAGAAAAAGTTTATCAGACCTTGCATCCAGTATTAAAGACGGACGATATGAAGAACAGTCATATCGTTTAAATGGCATCTCACACCCAAACCATAATATCATGTATATTATTGAAGGTGAAATGAATAAAGTGAATAGTTTTAAAACTAGAATAGATAAGTCTGTATTATATTCGGCGATTTTTTCATTAAATTATTATAAAGGATTCTCAGTATTGAGGAGTCAAAATTTAGAAGAGACTGCAATTATGATTTGCCATATGACTTATAAATTAAAAAAAGGTATTATTGGTGATTTGAAACCATATTATGATTCACTTATTCCGGAAATTCCAGAACTTTTGGAAAACTCAGAAAATCAAGAAATCTCAGAAAATCCAGGAATAAAAGAAGAAAAAGAGTATTGTCATGTAGTGAAGCGGGTAAAGAAGGATAATATCACCCCCGATAACATTGGAGAAATTATGTTATGTCAAATCCCCGGAATAAGTTCTATAACTGCAATTGCTATAATGACGCAATTTAAAAACTTACCCAATTTAATATTTTGTCTTAAGGAAAATCAACAATGTTTAAAAGATATATCATATAGCAATGCCAAAGGACAGACTAGAAAAATAAGCAAACCGGCCATTGAAAATATTAAAAAATTTTTGCGATCAAATGAATAATATTCTATAGATATATAAATATATTACATGAGTGAAGATTTATTAAAAATAATAGGAATAGTAGTGCTTGTTGTTTTTTTATTATATTTAGTATCCAAAGTATTAAAACTCCATTTGAATTTACAAAGTAGTATTATGGAAGGATTAACAAACAATGGCGTAAATGGCGTCGCTGGGTCAGCTGGAGTTTTTGGTAATTCTATTGCCGAAACGAGTACCCAATTCAAGGACTACTTCCTAATTAATAAATATAAAACCGATTATGAACATGTGATACTTAATTTAGATGAATATATAGACCTGTTGATGTTACAAACTACATTAGTTTTTTCTGCAAAAGATGGTACATCGCCGGAGAATATGGCACTTTTAACTAATTTAAACACATTACATGCTACAAAAGCCTCATTAAATGCAGTAATGAGTTTTATTGACCGTAAATAATTAAAAATTTTTTTATAATTTATATAAAATATAAAAATTTTCTAATGATAAAACGTGTATTTATACAGCATCTAAACTTGTCCAGTAACTTCATTTCCTGCATAATACCCAGCATCTACTAATTTTTCTGTATAACGTTGCCCACCCCAATTATCATCCATTGCATTTGGGCTCGGACTAAAAAGCATATTTTCAGTCACTTCATTTCCATGTAATACCGCAGCATTTGATAAGTCTGCATCCGACGTTGGTTGGGTAATAGTAGGAGAACCAGCATAATTCGGATTAAAATCGGTAGAACCCGGCCCAGAATCAGGCCCAGAACTAGAGTCAGGTGCATAACCAGTCGTTTGTGCGCCAGGATAATTAGTGCTTAATGCCGGTTGCAAACCACCTTGCGGTTCCATAACACTTGGTCTCGCTTTATAAACCGATTGCCCTTGAGCATCATAAGTCTGCTGCAAATATAAAACAGGGCAACGAATCCCTTGACTATGTTGCCAACTTATAAATTCTACATAATCTTCTAAATTTTCAAATTCAACCGGATTTACTCCAGGAACTTGCGCAAGATTTGAATTGTATAAATGAAAACGAGAACCCTTTTGAATTAACATATTTGGGCACCGAGTTTCTCCGGTCATAGTCGCGAGTCCTTCTAAGGATTTAGGGCCGTCATACATTGCAACAAAATATATTCCTGCTAAAAAGACAATAATAATAAGAATGAGCAGCAAGGACATATATAATAAAGTAGGATAAATAAAATTTCTATCTATATTTTATAATGACGGAAACCCCCAAATTACAAATCATTGAAATAGAAGGACCATTGAATAAAAAGTCGGAAAAAAAATTGGAAAAATTAAATCATGGAATTAAATCAGGTAATCATGTATTTTTATTTTTATTTATGGTTGGATGTGGTCCGTGTGAAAGCACCAAAGAGCCTTGGGCGAATATTCCACATCATTTAACGGATGACCACAAAAAGAACCCACAAATTATTATTGCACGCGTAGATAAAGATTTTTATCCAAAATTACATTCCGTTGGAAAAGAACCAATGGGATTTCCTACATTGCGTTATATTTCAAATGGCGGAATAGAAGAGTATGAAAAGGATAGGAGTGCAGAATCTTTTGCAGAATGGATTAAGACAAAGGTTCCCAGATATGATAAACGCGGTGGCGCAGGAGAACATGGAATGGCTTTTAGACACTGTAATAGTAAAACGTTACATACGCGACGGCGCAGTGGAGGTAAATGGTCATTAAAATACAAACGCAGCATCAATTGTCGTCGTCCAAAAGGTTTTAGTCAGAAACAGCATTGTAAATATGGAAGAAAGAATAAACATATGAAAAGTGGTACAAAGACTAGGAAAAGAACGAAGAGATAAAATCGTTAAGTTCTTTAAATTAGTTTGAATTATCTATTATTTTTTTTACAATTTATAATATACGGTTGCATATTATAAAAAATTGAATTAAATATACCAACGGATATATAGTATAACTAAAAAAATAAACAATGGAACAAGCATTTCGCCTTTACGATTTTAATGTATATAATGAAAATACGTCAGATTCAAATAGTGATGATTCTGGCGATGGACCAAAAAGAGATACAAATACCTTCAAAATTCAAATGTTTGGAATAAATGAAAAAGGAGAGAGTTGCAGCATTATTGCGGAAAATTTTAAACCATTCTTTTACGTAAAAGTGGATGATAATTGGACCGACGCAACAAAAATGGCCTTTCTCGCCTTTATGAAAGACAAAGTGGGAAAATATTATGAGAACTCTATTGTAAAATGCGAGCTAGTAAGTAAGAAAAAATTGTATGGGTTTGATAATGGAAAAGACCACAAATTTATTCAAATTATATTCAATAATATGCCATGTTTCAACAAGGCAAAATATTTATGGTATGATAAAGATTACAAATTACGCCCGAATGGTTTCTTATTTAAAGGTACGCGCATGTTATTATACGAGTCAAATATTCCACCCTTGTTGCGATTCTTTCATATAAAAGACATTAGTCCTTCCGGTTGGATTCTTCTGCCGAAAAAAAAAACAATTCAAATCAATTTTGACAAAAAAACCACTTGTACATATGAATTCTGCATTGATTATAAACATATTCTTCCGCTCAATGAAAAAGAAACGCGCGTGCCGTATAAAATATGTAGTTTTGATATTGAGGCAAGCAGTAGTCATGGAGACTTTCCCGTTCCAGTCAAATCGTATAAAAAATTAGCAACGAATATAGTGGAATATTTTGAAAAGATGGAAAAAGAAATAAATAAAGAAGATTGTAAGATTCTTTTACGTGAAATTATGATGTGCGCTTTCGGATATTCTAATACAATGATAACGATTGATTTGGTATATCCAAAGATTGCGCAAACGAATAAAGAAGTAATAGAAAAAACGGAAAAATGGTTACAATCCAAAATAAGAGATAACACAAATGCAGATAATTTTGGAAACCAAATAACGATTGAAGATATGTTTGAGCGCATGAATGCTGCTGTAAATGGAGATGGAGATGGAGATGGAGATGGATATGGAGATGGAGATTGCGATATAAGTGATAACGAAGAAGATGATGAATCTGTACCGGTTATAACAAAATCTACATTCAAATCAAAATCAAAAACAACCACATTAAAAGACGCACAACAATATAACGGCACAGTGGTAGATATGATGCTAGATAAAAAGTTTGATAGAGAAGCCAAATTATTGGAACTGCGTATTACGATGGATAATATATTTCCACGTTTGGAGGGCGATAAGGTAACATTTATCGGTTCCACATTCCTGCGTGCAGGTCAAACCGAACCATACTTAAATCATTGCATCGTATTGAATACATGCGGAACAGTTCCGGTAGAAAATAATCAAATTGAAACCTATTCTTCGGAAGATAAAGTGTTGCTTGCATGGAAAGATTTAATTCAACGTGAAAATCCGGACATTATCATCGGATATAACATATTTGGTTTTGATTATGATTTCATGTTTCATCGCGCACAAGAAACCGGTTGCATTCGCGACTTTCTCAATCTTTCAAAGAACAAGGGCGAAATTTGTGCTTCTATAGATAAAGAATCTGGAAATTATAAGCTAGAAGAATCCAAAATTGTGATTGCAAGCGGTGAGCATAACTTAAGATATATTAAAATGAACGGCCGAATTCAAATAGACATGTTCAATTATTTCCGCCGTGAAGAAAGTTTGTCGTCTTATAAGTTGGATTATGTGGCTGGTCATTTTATTGGCGATTATGTTAAAAATTTGGAATACAATCAAGAAACAAATGAAACGTGTATTAAAAGTACAAATTTAACCGGATTATATGATGGAAGCTATATTCATTTTGAAGAGATTGGGCATTCTACCGATTATTATAGTAATGGTGACAAATTTATTGTGAAAACAGTGAATAAAACCACCGGTAAATTTATTGTAAGCGGACATATTCAACCCGACCAAATTAAGAAAATTCGTTGGTGTTTGGCAAAGGATGATGTAACTCCGAAAGATATTTTCCGCATGACGAATGGTACTGCCGAGGACCGCGCAATAATCGCAAAATATTGTTTGCAGGATTGCAACTTGGTGCATTATTTAATGAATAAGGTAGATGTTCTTACCGGATTTATAGAGATGTCCAAGATTTGCAGCGTGCCGATTAGTTTTATAGTATTGCGAGGTCAAGGAATTAAACTAACCAGTTATGTTGCCAAGAAATGCCGTGAAAAAAATACGCTTATACCTGTTATGGATAAACCGGAAGGTAATGACGGGTATGAAGGTGCCATTGTTTTGGACCCAAAATGTGATTTATATTTGGATAATCCAGTAGCTTGTGTTGATTATGCATCCTTGTATCCATCTTGCATGATTAGTGAAAATTTATCGCATGATAGTAAGGTATGGACCATAGAATATGATTTGGAGGGAAATCTAGTAAAAGAAACTGGTGAAAAGGACACGAGTGGAAATTTTATTTATGATAATTTACCCGAATATGAATATGTAAATATTACATATGATACATATACATATATAAGACCGAGACCATCAGCGGCATTTAAAAAGGTAAAGTCGGGGTATAAATTATGCCGATTTGCACAATTTAAAACGGGTCGCGCCATCATGCCCTCTATTGTGGAGGAACTTTTGGCCGCCAGAAAAGCAACTAGAAAATTGATTCCGGAACAAACAGACGAGTTTATGAAGAATGTCTTGGATAAACGTCAGCTTGGTTATAAGGTAACCGCAAATTCTTTGTACGGTTCATGTGGTGCAAAAACGAGTTCATTTTATGAAAAGGATGTGGCTGCAGCTACTACGGCGACAGGCCGTCTATTACTTATTTATGCGAAACGAATTGTGGAAGAAACGTATGGCGATTCACTTTGCGAAACGACGCATGGTCTTGTGAAAACGAACGCAGAATACATATACGGAGACACTGATAGTGTATTCTTCACATTTAATTTGCAAACTCCGGAGGGCCAACCGATACGTGGTAAAAAAGCATTGGAAATAACGATTGAACTTGCGAAACAAGTCGGGCATTTAGCATCCAGTTTCTTGAAAAAACCACATGACTTGGAATATGAAAAGACATTTATGCCGTTTTGTTTGCTGTCAAAAAAACGATATGTTGGCATGTTATATGAAGAAGACCCCAATAAATGCAAGCGCAAGGAAATGGGGGTTGTATCAAAGCGTAGAGATAACGCACCGATTGTGAAAGATATATATGGCGGAATTATTGATATTTTAATGAAGGAACAAGATATCAAAAAAGCAACAGAATTTTTGAGAGGTTGTCTTAAAAATATTGTAGAAGAAAAATATCCAATGGATAAATTAATTATTACAAAATCATTGCGTTCGGGATATAAAAATCCAAAGCAAATTTCTCACAAAGTTCTTGCGGATAGAATCACGTCAAGGGACCCTGGAAATAAACCTGGGTCTGGTGACCGTATTCCATATGTATTTATTCATACTGCAAATAAGAAAGCACTGCAAGGAGAAAAAATAGAAACGCCTACGTTTGTTCTAGAAAATAAATTGAAGATTGATTATTCGTTTTATATTACCAATCAAATTTTGAAACCGGTTCAGCAAGTATTTGCACTTGTACTTGAAAAAATGTGGGAACTACAAAATAAACGGGCGAAAATTGCCAAATTTCGTAGAGATGTGGAACAATTACGTTCCTCCTTGAGTCCAGACAAATTTGAAGATAAATTGGATAAATTGAAAAGCAAAGAGGTACAAATAATGTTATTTGACGAATTCTTGCGTGTTACAAACAATCAAAAACAAGGAAATAGTGCATTAACAAGTTTCTTTGGAAAGAAATAAATATATTTATTATAAAAAATATATTTATGAAATTTTAAACTTTTTATAGAAAACTGCGCATCTTAGTTAAATGTAGATGATATTTTTTTTTCACAATAATTTAAAAACCGGTTTATATGATGAGAAACAAATGACAGAAATTGAATTACTTTTATAATCGCTATACCAATATTAATAATTTCTATATTATATGTATCGTCTGTATCAACTCCAACTAACTCATTTAAACATGAACGGCCAAGGTCTTTGGAGAACCATAGCTTTTCGGTGGTGCCTACCATAGTGCATTCTGAAAATTCATCATCTTTATTTGAGTCTGTATCATTTTCACTGATAATTTCTGAACTATTATTACTATTTACTTCCTCCGATTTTTCTTCTTCATCATCATCGTCATCATCATCAGCATCATCCTCATCTTCTTTTTTTTCTTTTTCTTTTTCTTTTTCTTCATCTTCGTCTTTTTCATCATCGTCTTCGTCTTCATAATATTTATTATTCAATTCGTTTTTATTATAATAAGAGACAAATGGTTTAACTACATTTTTAGTATTCTCAAATTTTTCAGAATCCGAATTATCAAAATCTGAATCATCCAAATCGGAATTATCCCATTTCCATCCTCTGGCATTCGTCCATTTTGAATCAATTAGATTTTCATTTTGCAGTTTATTTAAAATGGAAAAAACAGACCGTCTATGTATTTTTGCAATTTCTTGTACAGTTAATTCACGTAAATTATATTCTTTATGTAAATTTTCTAATTCGCACGAATTCCATCTATTATAGTGTCTTTTTGGCGGCATTCTGGTAATAATAATTTAATACTAAACTATCTTTATATTTATATATTTACTATTAATACATTTATATGGCATAATAACCATGAAATACGATTTCGTTGTTAGATGAATCAAATACCATTCTACTATTTGTACTATCAAAAGTGAAACGATTATCATTCAATAAATTTGTCGGGTTAAATAAACTTGTTAAAACGGCTTCGGTTAAATTTGCGTTATTTCTTGATGAAGAAGTTCTTGGCATCCTATTTCTCTCTTGAGTATTATTATCTTCTTCTGATTCGTCTTCTTTTGATTCTTCTTCTACGTCTTCTTTTGATTCTTCTTCTACGTCTTCTTTTGATTCTTCTTCTTTTGATTCTTCTGATGGAGAGTTATCATTTGTTTGGAGAGAACCTAAACCGGAAGCATTCGCTAAATGTGGTGCAGTAGCAGTTGGTATTACATGATTGCGAAGTATAGGGGTACGGATATCATAACGGCATACCGGACATCTCACATTTGTTTCAAACCACGATTCCAAATTATCAGGATTAAAAAGATGCCCACATCCAATAATTTGTCTTACTTCATTATTATTTGCAAAAGGTTCAAGAGAAATGGGGCAACTTATATTTAATGGGTTTTCTATTTGAGAATAAATTCTATTCTGTGTGGCGTGGCGAATTTCTCTCCTAGTAGGGCGAACAACAACATTTGTATATAAATTATCAAAATTATTCCATAAAATATCGGTAAATGATGAAATCAATCTATCTCTTGCAGCTGTATTTTGTATTGGATTGGTACTTGGTATTGAATTGGTGTTTGTATTTTGTCTGTGATTTGTATTTTGCCTTTGATTTATATTTTGTCTTTGATTTTGTCTTTGATTTTGTCTTTGATTTGTATTTTGACTTTGATTTTGTCTTTGATTTGTATTTTGACTTTGATTTTGTCTTTGATTTGTATTTTGTCTTTGATTTGTATATTGGTTTGTATTTGGTATAAAATAAATAAATCTCCCCTGATTCGTATCATAATATGAAGACAAATTATATTGATTATTATTAAAAGTATTTGTATTATGATTATTTAACATATGATTTATATTATGTAGAATTTCGCGTTGTGTTTCTTGCATTGTTGTAAGCTGCTGGTTGTTTTGATTATATAAAGATACATACATATCTAAAATACTCCGCTGGTCTGGACTTAATGCATAAGAATTTCTATTATTTGACATATATTATATGTAATACAATAATAATATAATTGCAAATGTGTTTAAATGTATATACTGTATTAATATTATTGATAATGACATTTGATAAATATAAAGATAAAGGATTGACTGGACTAGGTAATCTGGGAAATACCTGTTTTATTAATTCGTGTATGCAAATATTATCACACACTTACGAATTAAATGAATTTATGAATAAACCTAATTATAAAAAACGGTTGAATAATAAGTTTGAATCCACTCTATTCTTAGAATGGGATAATCTTCGCACATTAATGTGGAGTGAAAACTGTATAATTTCACCAGGTAAATTTATTAAAACCATTCAGAAGCTCGCCCAAATTAAAAAAATTGATATTTTTACTGGATTCGCGCAAAATGATTTACCCGAATTTCTCCTTTTTTTAATTGACTGTTTTCATATGTCATTAGCACGTGAGGTAAATATGACAATTAATGGTTCTGTGCAAAATAATACAGATAAAATTGCGGTTCAATGTTTTGAAAAAATAAAAACAATGTATGCAACAGAGTACTCCGAAATTTGGAATTTGTTTTATGGTATCCATGTATCACAAATTATTTCTCCTGAAACCGGTGAAGTTTTAAGTTCTTCGCCAGAACCTTATTTTATGATTAATCTATCTATTCCTCAGGATAATAAAGCCCCCTCTTTAATTGATTGTTTTAACCTATATGTAGAAGGGGAAACATTGGACGGGGAAAATGCTTGGTTTAATGAAAAAACCGGTAAAAAACAAGATGTCAAAAAGAAGATATCTTATTGGAGTTTGCCAAATATTTTAGTTGTTGATATAAAACGTTTTAATTCACAAAATAAGAAGAATCAAATCTTGGTAGATTTCCCAGTTGAAAATTTAAATTTGTCCAAATACGTAATTGGTTATAAAAAAGAATCATATGTTTATGATTTATATGGTGTTTGTAATCACGGAGGAAGTGTATTTGGTGGGCATTATACATCATATGTTAAAAATGCAAATGGAAAATGGTATCATTTTAATGACACAAATGTTACAGAAATTACAGACCTAAATCAATTAATTTCTCCAAAAGCATATTGCTTTTTTTACAGAAAAAAATCAATGGAGTAATATATAGATGGATATAACCACGAGTTCTACGATGGATAATCAAAATACATATGATTATATAAATGGATTATTAATGAATCCTACCATATTTATTGTACTTGTTTTTGTAGTTCTTTTGTATATTTTATTATTTTCTTCTTTAGGAAATTCTAATACATCAAGTAATCCAGGACTCGGAAATATGAACGAGGGCACTGGTTCAAATTTAAATATTGTAGTTATTATCGTAATTGTTGTTTTTGGAATATTAACCGTCATTAATGGAATTCAGTATTTTTTCGGAATCAGTGTAGTTGCGTCCATTAGTAATTTATTTAGTAATTCTCCAGAAATTGATATCGGAATTAATCAGACGACAACGGATTATAGTTATGGTATGAATACACCCAACGTTCCAGAATTAATGACTGAAAAACAAGTGTTTAATATACCGGGTAATGAATATGGCTATGAGGATGCAAAAACATTATGCACTGCTTATGGGGCACAATTAGCGAGTTACGACCAAGTAGAAAAATCATATGCAAATGGTGGCGAATGGTGTAATTACGGTTGGTCTGACGGGCAGATGGCATTATTCCCTACACAAAAATCAACTTTTAATAATCTTCAAACAATTCCAGGACATGAGAATGATTGTGGGCGTCCGGGTATAAATGGCGGCTATATGGCGAATCCAAAATTAAAATTTGGTGTGAATTGTTATGGACATAAACCAAAAATGACGAACGAGGAAGAACAAAATATGGAAACAAATTCGCCTTATCCAAAGACTGAAAAAGATATTCTTCTTGACAAACGTGTGGATTATTGGAAGCAACATCTAGATGACATTTTGGTATCACCATTTAATTATAAGAGTTGGAATATGATTTAAAATGCTATAATCTAGTGAATGTAAATATTTATAAATATAAATTTATAATTATAAATATTTTTATGTTAGTTTATTTATTATCTTCCAGTTGAAAGATCAATTTGCGATGCATGTAATGATTCAGTATTTGAAGACTCTGTCTGTCCGTAACAAATCATTATATTGTCTGCGGCTGCATAATGAACGTCAGTTTCCGATTCATTTCTTTTTGCTGGAGCAACCGCCATTCCAAAATCTTCAATTAACATATCTGCGAGACGATTGGGTTCCTCAATTTCTATTGCGACCACAGGTTTAATTATACTTTTTAACATTCCAAAATTACGTCCCAATAAAATAACTACACACGTTATCAAGTAAATAATTGATAAAATAGATGATAAAAATGTTCCTACATACAAAAAAACATTAATTTTTATTATATTTTCTGTAAAATTTATGTTTATTGTTTTTAAAATACTTATATATCTTGCGCAATATGAGATAAAATAGAACATAAGCATTTCTTTTAATTTATAAAACACTACTTCTTGGAGCTCTATATCTGATAAATGAATCAGTCCGTGCATTATGGCACTCGTTTTATTATTAATAGAATATTTAATTAAATAGTTTATTAATATTTTATTATTTAGTTTAATCTACTTTTGTGTTTTTTTTGTTTTGTTTTTGGAAGTTTTCGGGATAATTTTAGCAGTACCTTTTTTTCGGTTCGTTTTTGCCTCAGCTATTTGTAATAATTTGTCGTGTAAATCTTCGCCAATAATTTCTGAATCACGTTCGTCTTCATAATTATGCTGAAGTTTAGTTGCTCCACCGCGTTGTGTTTCGGTATCAGGTGATTTAAAAAATAAAGGCGGGATTACGTAACTACCACTTCCACCAAATACTCCGGACGGTTCTTCAGAATCAGAACTATTAATATTCAAAGATGTCATTGGTGCAATACCACCTTTTAATAACCGGGAATTTACTGTGAATCCGCCACTATATATTTTTCCTCCAGACAACTGAAAAATTAATTCATTTGCTCCAATTTGTTCTGATTCCTTATTCATTTTATATGATTTATTAGTTGCCATATATACAATAATATAGTATATATTCTTAAGAAAATCGTTTCATTTCTGGAACTATTTTAATTTCGCGATTATTTTTAATATGTTCCATAATTTGTTTTACTTGTGATTCATTGCGAATAATATTTGATAATGATTTTTCTAAATATTTAAAAGTAAGTGGTTCAGAAATGCGCGTTTTCGTAAATTTAAGTTTTCCATCGCTAATTTGAATATTCGCATCCATTAGTTTATTTTTTTCTGCATATTCCGTTATAGAATCTAATAATTGAGATTTTTTATCTCTAACTGAATGAATTTTTTCATTCAAAATTTTCAACTGATTATCAAGCAAAACCCAATTTTGTATATTTTCTTCAAAGCTTCCCATAAATAATATTTTATTATAATCAAATATTATTTTTATACTTTTACAATTTACAATTTACAATTTACAATTTACAATTATTTACGATGTTTTCTCGTCCCATATCTATTTTGTGCGAACAATAAACTAAAAGGAACAAGCGCTTGAGAGATGACGTTTCCCCAATATCCTCCTCTCTTTGCGCGACGACTGCGTCTTTTCCCCCCATTCTGTAATTCTGAATCACTTGGATTGCTGCTACTACTACTAGTGCTGCTATTTCCTCCACGTCGTTTTCTACGTCTAGACCCAGCAGATTGAATTAAACTCAAATTTGCAGCACTTGGAAACGCCCCGGCAACAACAGATGGTTGAGTTCCTGCTAAATTTTGAATAGATGCTCCAAAAGGACCTCCTCGTATAAAGGTATTATTGTATTGCTGATTTTCGCTACCAACAGTTGCCATTTCATAAGTGGCGGCAGAGCTGTATCCTCCTCGCATTTTTCTCTGTTTTCTCCCACGTCTTCTACTGCGTGAGCCACCTCTCATACCTTTAGTTGTAGATGTAGATGGAATTGTCGCAGTTGTACTAGTATTCATTTATATAATGAGGGAAGAAAAAATTAAATAATTTTTGCGATTATATTTTTATTACGCAAAATTAAGATTAACAATACTAATATTGCTAAAATCATTATAAATATAAAAAAAACTAAGGTAATAATTGTATAAATATACGGAGTAATTTCCATCAATATTACTTCCATAATGGGGGAAAAGAGAGATCGTAACTGGCACTTAATATCTTCCCGTTTTAAAATATCTAAACATTGCTTTACAAAACTATCTTTCATATTATGTTAAATGATTGTTAATACCTAATAGATATAATATATAAAAAAAATGCAAAGATTTTACATATGTTATTATTTTGTTTTATTCGCATATTGCGGGATATTATTTGATAATTTTTCTTTCGTTTTACTAATGGATAATATTATTGATCCAAATAATGATTTTGATTTTTCACAATTATCTTTAGGAAATCCTACTAGTATTCAAGGGGGGGCATATTTTACGAAACTTTCATATTTTCAAAAACCGCTTTATATTCAAACTCCTAAAAGCTTGACAAAACAAGGCTTTGTTAAAAATGCAAAAAAATATTATACAGAACTTATGTTTGACAATAACGATGAAAAATTTTTTCATTGGTTAGAAAATTTAGAAACAAAATGTTATCAACTTATTTATGAGAAACGGGACACTTGGTTTCAAAACCAATTAGAATTAAATGATATTGAAGGCGCATTTGCAACCACTATACGACCATATAAGTCATGTAAATATTATTTATTGCGCGTTAATGTGAAAATGAATTATGCAACAAATACACCACTGCTAAAAATATACAATGAAAATGAAACACCTCTTACCATAGACGATGTTACGAGCGATACTAATATTATTTCTATTGTAGAGATACAAGGAATTAAATTTACCCCACGTAGTTTTCAAATAGATATTGAACTTAAGCAAATGATGACAATGAACACAGAGGTTTTATTTGAAAATTGTTTAATCAAAACTACACACCCATTAAAGAATAACATTCAAAAACCAGAATTTATAAATACTTTTATAGAACCAGAACCAGAACCAGAACTAGAAAAAGAAAAAGACAATATTCAAATTATTAAGGAAACAAACTATGTAGAAAACAAAAAAGAATTGGAAGAATTGACAGAAACTATTTTGAAGGAAGAATTAAACAATTTGCCAGCGACTTTAGAGAAAAATATTGAAAAAATCACCAATACAAATAATGTAGAGAATGCAGATGAATTAAAAGAAGTAGATTTTATGGACGTTTCTGCTTTAGAGTCAATTACATTGAAGAAGCCAAATCAAGTTTATTATGAAATATATAAAGCAGCTATTAAAAAAGCAAAGGCTGCAAAGAAAGAAGCCATTATTGCCTTTTTAGAAGCCAAGAATATTAAGAAAACTTATATGCTTGAAAATTTAGATGAAAGTGATAGTGATCAGGATATGGATTTAGATAATCTTTCCGACTATTCGGATACTGAATTAGACTCCGAATTAGAAAGATAAAATAGAAAAAAAGAAAATGAAACAGATATATTAAAAATAACGAAAAAGAAAAGGGAAATATAGGAAGAATCAAAGGTTTAGTATAATTTATCAAACCAATTATTATAATTAAAATGTATTCAAAAAAATATTTTATCATTAATTTTATATAATGAGCATTTCACTGAAAAAGCTATGGTCGGATTATGGTATAGGCGCCATCATCGTTTTATTGATTCTAGCATATGGCGTTAGTTTGTTAGCCAAATATTTAACAAACAAGGGCAGTTATGGTTCCGAACATATGAACACTCAACCAAATTCTGCGTATAAGAATAAACCAGTTAATGGATTAAGTGGTGGAAACGCCGTTCAGCCATCTAATCCTTTAGGAGAAAATGAGGTATTTGCATCTGTTTCCGGTATTTCTACCCCCTCTACAGGTATTCCCACTTCTTGCTCTAAGCCAAATATTCAGAATCCCTCTGATTTATTACCCAAGGATAGCAATAGCCAGTGGGCGCAATTAAATCCATCTGGAAAGGGTGAGCTATCTAATATTAATTTGTTAAAAGCCGGTTACCATATTGGTATTGACACCATTGGTCAAACTCTTCGCAATGCCAACTTGCAGATTCGTTCCGAGCCACCGAATCCTCAATTATATGTAGGACCCTGGAATCTTTCAACTATTGAGCCTGATTTCATGCGACCTCCATTGGAAATTGGTCAAGGCACTGCATAAGCTTGTGCTATTTTGTAACTTATAATAAATTTATAGAACACATTATAAATTTATTTTTAGAGAGAGAGAGCCGAAGATGGAGTCGTTAGAAATAACGTTTCGTTTTTCTATTCCTTTTGTTTGTTCGCTTATATTTTCTATTTTTTTTAGATTTTTTTCCACCATTTTGCTGCGCATTTTGTATAACCGTGGCTACCTTTGCTTCCAATTCCGGATTCTGTTCTAATTTTTCTTTTGTTTCTGTTTGTTCTTTTTCTATTAACATTGCTAGCTGTAATTGTTTTTGTAAATTGATATATTCTAATTGACTTTTTGCTATTTGTGTTTGTTTTTCCCAATCAGATAATGTGGAGTTTCTCTCTATCTCTTTCATCCGCTGTTCCATTTCTATTGTTTTTCGTGAGTTGCGTTCTGATAATGAACGAACAACGGCCTTTGCTGGATATGTCAGTAATGCTATCAATCCTCCCATAAATTCACCCGCCATAGATATAGACGAATGAACCAAACTCATTGTGTCCCCTATAGTACTAGACAAAGGTGTAGCTGTCCTTGAAATAACTTGATTTAACATTTCCATTCCACTTGTTGCCGCTTGCAAACTACCTTTTGTTAGTGGTACAGTATTGTTTATGGCTTCTGATACAGCACCCATAGATGCTGTACTCAATTTACCAGACGAATCTAATGTGGTTCCTAAAAAATTTGTAGATTTTCCTATCAATTGTCCAGACGAATCAAATGTGCTACCTAAAAAATTTGTAGATTTTCCTATCAATTGTCCGGTTGAATCTAACGCAGTTTTTCCAAGCCCTAAACCAGACCTCGCAACACCAAATGTATCTCCTACGGTTTTAATTGACTGATTTCCAACATTCAGCGCACTATTTGCTATACCAAGTACATTGCCTGGTATTTTTGCTAAATTTTGCAAGCCGTGATTCGCGATTTTACCATAATCTCCGCCTATTGTTCTTTTGTTTGTTCTTTTGTTTGTTCTTTTCTGTTTTTTTATGTAATATTTTGCACTTTTTTTCATTATTATTATTATATATTATGAGTATAGATTTTATAAATTTTATTTTATAAATTTATTTTATAAAAAATTGAATAATGATATTTGTAATACACGCAATTCAAAAAAAATGAATACAAACGCATGCCAACACATTCTAAAAACGGGTAAAAATAAAGATAAACCATGCAATAAAAAAATCGTATGTACAAAACACAACATGTGTGAAAAACATAATAATATGAGAATTGCACAAAATTATAAATTATACGGTGATTATGGTAATCCAGACCAAACAGAATTATGGGTGAAATGGTTAATGAGTGTCGACATAGATAAATAAACTTCGTTTTATAAAATATAGTAAAAATTTTATTATTTATATAGTATAATATGGATCTCTTCAAATCAGACCTTTTTTTATATATAACCATTGGATTTGTTTTACTTGTATGTTTGAAAATATATTCCGAATCCGAATTGTATAATTTAAAATGCATTATTTCTTCCGTAGATGGAAATAAATATTGCGTAAGAGAACGGTCTAAAGAAAAAGAAGCAGCAAATTTACTTGCGAATGTAACAAAAAAATGTAAGGAATTAGTTGAATATATGAAAACAAACCATCCCGATGATGAGCGCGTAAAACGTTTAGTAGAAGGTTTTAATCCGCAAAAAATATCAGAAACATTACCAACAAGTGAATTGACAGCATATAGTGAAAACAAGGGAGAAAAACTGGCATTCTGTTTAAATAAAAAGAAACACGATGACACGGTTTTAATTGATATGAACACATTAACATTTGTTTCGCTTCATGAATTATCACACATTATGACTTCTAGTATTGGACACAAACAAGACTTTTGGCAGAATTTTAAATTTTTATTAGAAAATGCAAAGGCTGCCGGAATTTATAAGCCGGTTGATTATAAAAAGAATTCTCAATCTTATTGTGGCATGACCATAACAGATAATCCATATTTTGATTTATAATTATGGGGTTATATTACAATAATAAATACAATATTTATTATAAATATTGCATTGTATTTATTATAAAATAAATAGATAAATAATATATACAATAATAGTAAGAATAATGCTACAATCCAATTTTATATATAAAATAAATTATCTGAAAGAAAATAAAATTGTATCCATTCATGTATTTTATGGTGAAAATGTAGCTGTAAATGGAATAAATTTAGATGAATTATTTAAAACAGAACCATCAAATGCTGCATTTATAGATAGCGTTTCAGGTATTCCAATATTTAATTCAGAAGAGCTTACGTATATTAGTGAAAATAATATTCCCGTTAATTTTACTACACAACAAATTCATTATGACGATACAATTGGTACAGTTAAATTAAAAATTATTCAGGCTTTTGCCAATACGTTTTCTTTAGAAGAAATTTATTTATTTTGTTTAAAAGAAGAAATATTCAATCCAGTTAGTGTTTATCAAACTTTAACACAAAATAAAAAATTGCCATTAACCCGAGTACGTTTAGACCAATTTCTCTCCAATATTATACGTAATGAACAAGGAGAACCAATTCAATTTGATATTCCTGATAAAGAGGTGTATGATTATGATGATATAATAACGCTTCAACTTGAAGCAAAGAAATTATGGGTAAGCAAAGTATTAGGTCAAAAATTTTTTATTTTAACAAATGAATATCCTTATATTTATAATCCATATGATGTGAATAACTATGACGAGTTTATTGAACGCGTTTCTCGCAAATCTCTCACTACTTTGAATAGTCATTTATTATTAAATACAGGCCCCATTGTTGAAAATAACATATATTTATGTTTGGCAACAGATGTATTAGAATATTTACAAACTAAAGACATTTCCGAAACAACGACGATGAAATTATATTATCCATTTTTATATAAAAATAATATTCAGAGTCTTGCGAATTTACAAGACAAAAAATATGATTTATTAGAAAAGAATAAACCATTGCTTACTTCCGAAACAATGGAAACATTTCAAACTGTTGATTTATTTTATGATATTTATAAAGATAGAACACGTGAATTAAAGTATCAGTACAAGGGAGTTAAAATTATAAAAGTGATAATGCATTCCGATATTATTGTAAAAATGCCGTTGGAGGTTATTTTTAAATTGGTACATGCAACTGAAACAAATCCACTTATCAAATACAATCCATCTACTAGACAAGAAAATGTGTATCGTCTATTTGCAGACAAATTATCCACCGATGGAAGAAAAATACCATTTTTGAACAAGGCAAATATTATAAAACTTATGAAAACGATTGGACGCAGTCGTTCGGTTAGTGTATATATTGAATATTTAAATGGCACGAATACAGAAACGATTATTTGCGAATTTGAAGAAAATGGCAATATTACGATTTCTTGTGAATTTGAAAAAATCATGAATTTAAGTGACATCACTACCATATTTAAAGACGCTGTAAATCCAGTTATTGAAGAGGTAAAAAGTTATTTTGAAGAAAATGGATATAAGATTTCATTGTTTGAAAGTTTATTTGATGAAAATGTAGAGGTGAAACAAATAACATATCAAAGTGTAGTAGAAATTGATAACACGATTAATGTAACAAATATAATCGGGTGTTTGACGAGTATTTTTATTGTAGAATCGGTAGGTGATTCTGGAAAAAATATAGAGATGCGTTATAAACGTGTCGCCAATTTTAATAAAAAAACGAGTCAAGAGGCATTTGTTATTGAACAAGCGAATCAAAAAAATGGGCTTCGTGGTGAAGAATTAATAACTGCATTAAGTAAAAATTATAATATGAAACCGGGCGAAGCCGCAGAGTTACTTGCAAAAATGGTAAATGAATTACAAGTGGAAAGAGGTGTAAAAAGAAACGATATTGAAATTAAAATAAATCCTGGGTTTAAAACACGAGTCACCGTTAATCCAATTACCAGTTTAGCTCTTATAGAAATAGAAAATATTAATGATATTCAATATTTATCGTTGATACCCATTTATATAGATACGTTTATTCGTTTGACTCAGGACAGAAGTTCTACTAAGGTTCCTAGTGAAAGGATTCAACAATTATGTGACGTGGAAGAGAGAGAAGAAATTGTATTAGATGATATTATTGCTGCATCGGAAGAGGTTTTTCCTGAGCAAGAAGACCCAGAGTCATTTTTATCAGAGGAAAGTGAAATACCTAGTCTGGATAAAAATAAAAAGTCCAAAAATGTATTAGATTTACTATTTGATGAAGATGAAGAAGATGATGAAGAAGAAGAAGAAGAAAAAAGTGACGCGACATTTAGTTCCCGCGGTGGGAAAGGTTCCACGTCTTCAAATTCAAAATCAGATTCTGAAATTCCAGATTTGGATAACATAAAAGGACTAGAACAATTAGAATCAGAACTATCCAGTTCCAATGAAATCATTATTCCTAATGAAGAACCTGTGGCAAATCTTATGGCAAAACTTGTAGCAAAACCGACTGTTCCTATAAAACCATCGGTTACCACGTCTGTAAAAAACATTGATGGGATGAAATTAGCAAATCCAACTCCATTTTTTAAAAGTATGGAAGAAAGGGATCCTGTTTTATTTTTAAGAGAGAATAAAGGTAAATTCAATGCATATTCACGTACATGTCCTGCCGCAAATCGTCGCCAACCGATTATTTTAACTGATACAGAGTTAAATAAAATAGATACTGAAATGCCCGGCTTTTTAAAAGAAGGTGATGTATTAAAATACGGATCCAATCCAGACAAAAAATTTAATTATATATGTCCGAGGTATTGGTGTTTAAAGACAAATTTACCGATTGACCCAAGTGAAATTGTTGATGGAAAACATCCGACATGTGGTAACGTAATTCCACGCGACGCACAAGAAGTACCAAAAGGTGCTTACATTTATGAATTTTTCAGCCCTCCGGCGCATGGAACTAGAGAGAAATATAAAGACCATAAACCCGGTTTTGTTGCAGAAGGAAAACATCCTGATGGATATTGCATCCCGTGTTGTTTTTCAAATTGGAACAAAAATTCTCAAATAAAAAGACGAGAAAAATGCACACAAACTTTGTCAAAAGAAGTACCGCAAAAATCAGAATTAAAAGAAAATAAAAAGGATAAAAAAGATAAAAAGAGTAAAAAAGGAAGAAAAGATAAAAAAGAGGAAGAGGAAGAGGAAGAAGAAGAAGCGGAAGAAGATGAACAAGAAGAAAAAGAAAAAGAGGAAAAAGAGGAAGAAGAAGCGGTGCAGCGATTGGTTAGTGAAAAAGAGGAATATATAAAAGGGCCCGAAAAATTTCCACTAGATTCAGGTCGTTGGGGATATCTTCCAGCGGCAATTCAAATTATCCTTCGCGAAAGCAACGCAGATTGCCAAGTTAGCAAAACCAATACGAATATTAAACCGTTTCATAATTGTTTATTAAGACACGGGGTTCAAGAAAGCCAAGCGCAATCTTTTATTGCGTGTATAGCAGATGCTAAATTTTACGGAGAATCAACGGTTCCGACAATTGACAAAATGAAAGAAAATATTATCGGGTCCATTACTCTGGATACATTTATTACTTATCAAAATGGAAACCTATTAACCAGTTTTATGACCGACGCCGATTTTGAAAATGTAAATTTAGATTTAACACCTTTTAACAAGACAAAAATATATAGCAAAATAGACCCAAAAAATAAGGAACAACTCTTGTATTTTAAAAAAATAGTAGCATCCTTCCAAAACTTTATCACTTTTTTGCGCGACTCAACGTCTATTATTGATTACACTTATCTATGGGATATTATTTGCAGACCAAATCCCGCTATTTTCGCACAGGGAATCAATCTTGTCATTTTAGAGATTCCCGAGGATGATACCACAAATAACGTAGAATTAATTTGCCCAACAAATCACTATTCTAATGAATATTATGAAGCGAGAAAACAGACATTAATTCTTATGCACAAAGGTGATTTTTTTGAACCATTGTATTCATATCGCAACGAGGAAACCAAACTTAAAATTAGTAAAACATTCAGCGAATACGACCCCCAACTGTCAAAAACCATGAGAGCAGTATTTAAACAAATCATTAAACCGCTAATATATAACACATGCGTTCCGTTAGCAAGCATGCCAAGTATTTATAAATTTAAAAGTCCTATATTATTAGCGGTTTTGATAGATAATATTCATAAAATTGATTATGAGGTTGTTACTCAGGTTGTAAATTACAATACAAAAGTCATTGGCCTGGTTATTGTGAATATGGAAACACAAGTAAGAGGATTTGTTCCGTGCTATCCTTCCGAAATAAATCCAACATATGATTATTTATTGATGATAGATGACTCCATTTTTACTGGTTATATCAGTACTCTACAATTTTTATCAACCTTGTACAAAGAAAGTCGTGGAAAAATACCATGCAAGCCTGAGTTCAAAGTAGTAGAAGATGAACATATTGTAGGTATAATGACAGAAACAAATCAATTTGTGCAAGTTACTGATTTAGTACTTGTGACAACCGTGATGGATTCTTTGAAAATAATGCATGATGGTAATTATTTACTAGCGGAAACAAAAACGATAACAACTACGCGAGTAGATGAGGAAAGAGTGGAATATATAAAAAAGATAAAATTAGAAACCAACTTCTTTCAGGTTTTTCGTAATACCATTCGTATTCTTTTGAATGATTATGAGAATTTACAGTTGCGAGAGAAAATAGAAGGCGAAATAAATACGCCCTATATTTTATATACAAGTAAATTAAATTCCGTTATACAATATTTAAAGGACCTTGTTGGAAAAACAGTTATTTTTGTTGAGGACTATGACGTTTCTCTCATTGATAAGATTTCTACTTGTATAGTTATACCGGATAATAAATGTGCTGCAAAATCCCCAGTATGTGCGGTAACAGAAGATAATTTGTGTCAATTGGTCATACCAAAAAAAAATTTAATCACTGGGAAAAATAATGAAATTTATTATTTTGGTAGAATGGCCGATGAGATTATTCGTTATAATAGAGTAAAATCATATTTATTTCAACCGGATACTCATTTATCATTTGGTAATATTAACTATAATTTACACGAAAATGAAATTATTCTTATACAATCTCTTTTAAATAGTGATTATTTTGTTGGGCTTGAACCGATTTCTGAAAATAAATATGTATCGTATAATACTTATGATACTGCAGAACCAAAACAAACGCAAAATTATGAAAATCGTGTAGCTTTTGACGCGAAAATGAATGCCATAACGGAAGCTTCTACAGAAGTGCGAGAATGTGTTGTTAAGGTGAAACCAAATATTTCTTCTTCTATTTGGAGTAAATGTTTTCCGGAATCATTTAATGAAATAGAATATGAAAAAACAACTTATTGTGGGTTTTATTTGCTTATTGATATAATTAAACATTTTCATCCAGAAAAAAATATTTCTCTCAATGAGATGCGCCGAGAATTATTAGAACAATATATAAAATATTTACCAGCATATGAAAGCCAGATAATTGATATTTTGATTTTAGAGGGGAAAAAAACATTGGGTGACCAAGTAAAAGAAAAAACACTAACTTTTCAAAATTTTATCTACATGGATAATTATTATGTTACCAATTTAGATATATGGATGATAATGGAAAAATATAAGATTCCGTCTGTATTTATTTCAAATGCCGTCATTTTACAAACAAAAAATGAAAAGACAATATTTGTTCCATATGGAGCAATAAAAGACAAATTTATATTTATTGTAATGCCTGGACTACGACCAGAAACTATTCCAAAATTTAAAATAATCCAGTCGTCAAAAGGAGAAATTGCATTTCCTGTTACCATATTTCGTTCGGAGGATTGTATTCACAATGTAGAAGAAGCAATTGGACAGCAAAAAACAATAGAAACTTTTTTGAAAGAATTTACGAAAAAGGGATTTAATGCAAAAGTGAATGCAAAACCAAGAACAACAAAAGCAAAAGCAAAGTTAGTTCTTATGCAAGAGGCTGCTCCAGAAGTTCCGGTTCCTGGGCCTGGTCCTGTCCTAGAACTAGAAGTTCATGTTCCTGCACCGGTTGCTCCTGTTGTTCCTGTTGCTCCTGTTATAGAACCCGTTGTAGAGCCAATTGTTGGAAACGCAACAACAAAACGTCAAAAAATGGCAGTAGTAATTAAAAAAAAACAGACACGAAAGAAAAGACCTGTACTAACCATTGTCCAAGGAAATTTATAAATAATATTTTCATGAAATTATTTATAAATCATCAGTTTCTGATTTTGTTTCTTCTTGTTCATCTTCTTTTTCTTCTTCGTCTTCTTCTTCGTCTTCTTCTTCGTCTTCTTCTTCGTCTTCTTCTTGGTCTTCTTCTTGGTCTTCTTCTTGGTCATCTTCTTTTTTCTCTTCTTCTTCATCTTCTTCCTCATCTTCTTCATGTTCCGCTTCGTATTCATACTGAATATCAAGTATTTTTACATTTGCCTGATAAAATGAAATACAGTCTGTATTAAATACAACTACGTTATAGTTCTTTTTTTTTTTAAAATGAAATTTTCCAGATTGTTGCGGCTCTGTTGTCATTGTTCTTTTTCCAAACCGGGGATTATAATTTGAAAAAAGCAACAATTTTTTTTTCAATAAATTTACTGATTGAAACTTTTTTTCGGAACCATGAATTAAAAATTTACTCATCAAATATAACTGCAAATACGGTCTCATAATATTAACTAAAGTGTCTTCTGGGAAATCTTCATGAATACTTATTTTGTTCATAAACAAATAATTTTCATCTATCATATCAAGTACAGAAGAATGTAATATGGAATAATGGGACCGAAATACATAATTTTTAATATGAATATCTCGAATATAATTCTCATTATTTATTTTGAATGCACATAAATCAAAATTGGAATGAAAAAATAATTCAAACAAAAGTGGCATAGAAAACAAATTAGAATGAATAAAATAATAAAGATTATATAATATTGTATTGCTCAATGGCATGTTGTTATAAGGATTTTTGATTTGTAACGGGTCTGCAAAATAATAAGAACAATTAGATAAATTTGAATTAATAATATTAATTAAATCATTTAATACGAACAAATATTTTACATTATTTTGAATAAAAACAAATACATTTTTTTTATTTACATCAATTTCGTTTAATAATAAATCAACTTGAATTTTTACAGGTGTTTTTTTTATTTTATATATATGTGCCAACTTACCAAAGGCAAAATAGGTTCTCTGTGATTTATTAAATATGTCAAATAAAATATTTTTTGTTTCTTTGGAAAAGAAAATATTGTCTTGTATTTTTTTAATTTCAGTTAATTTTATTTTATGAAATTCACTTACATCATTTTGAAAACAATTTGTTTTAAAATAAAGCGCAACAATAAAATTATATAAAAAATTTATATTTGTATCATTTTTTATTTTTTCTGATAATTTATTGTGTATAGTGCAACAATAATTTATATAATTATTGGTAGTTGTATATTCTGGTAAATAAACATCTAAGTCATAAGATTTTTGGAGTATAGAGCAAAAAATACTCATAATATATTTGCTGTTCTTCCATGTATTATAATCATTTGTTTAATATTTTTTATTACTATTTGTAATAAAAAATACACATATTCAAAAATACAAATTTTACAAATTTTACAAAATTAATTTATTATTGTGTTATAATACATTTAAAATCTAGAATCCAGGATTGTAATCATTGTCCGCACCTAAATCAGTTGTTTTTATAGTAGTTACATTATTTTGAATGATTAAATTATTTGTACTGCACGGCTCATCCGGATTTTCTATTCCGCCAAACATTTTCTCAATCGTTGCCGCATCATCCGGCTGCTCATATACGGTAGTTTCCTCCAATTTCATCATTTCCTCCATATCTAAAATAACCTGGAAAGCACTTGTTCCGTATAATCCCTCTTGTCCAACCATAACATTTGCAGAAATACCGCGCATCGTATCCAGTTCTGCATGTCTGGCTGCCTTCAAAAACATTTCCGGGGTTTCCTCAAAGGATGCTTTTGCAATAGGTCCAATATTATCATTATTTATACCATGACGGAATATAGATATCATTTTATTTGTAAATGTCATTCGGTCACATAACAGACATAAGTGGTGATAGTTAATATACGTTCCATCAAATTCTATCACCTCCGCCAATTCATTATAAATAGTTTGCCGCGCGGCTTCTATTCCGAAGATTTCAAATATCTCAATAATATCATTGCTAAATGTGCGACGCGAATCAATGTAATCCAACGCTAAAACATCCATCATATTGGTGCCAATGGTATCAAGTACCCAGATATCTTGTTTCTTATAAACACCGGATTGTTCTACCACATTATCCTGCCCATTAATTCTTCTAAGAATGACCTTATTAATGCGCTTTATGCCGCGAATAACAATATTCTTTAATAGCTGTTCCTGGAAATTTTTCAATAAATAGATTTGGTCGGATTGGTCCAGCGAATTTACCTTGGGTTTCTTTGCACCTTTACTAGTGCTTTGTTTTATTATATTATTCATGCGAATTCTGAAAACCAACTTATCCGAATTATAATCCGAATAAACACAACTAATATCATCTGAATAACTATTTTTGAGTGTAAAGTTAATATCGTCCATCGTAATATTTTTTTCTAACATGACCTCGGGTATCATTTCCATACGAATAACCCACTTGGATTTTTCATTTGTATCATCCGTGATAGAAATTTCCGCACACTCGTCCATCATATTTTCAAAAGCGCGATACTGTTCCATAGTTGTTGCGTCCTCATTAATGAGCGTATTTAAATCATCCGGGTCAAAGCAAATTTCCACCGAACTCACCAATTCTTGTAATTTTGTGTGTTCCAACATATACATAATGGATTGCGCTTTTTGACGGTCTGCCTCATCTTCGGGTTTTAAATATACGGTTAGAGAAGGGTTCTTGGGCTCCGATGAAAGCGATAGAATTTCCTCAATTCTGGGGACACCACGCGTCACGTTGGATTTGGAGGCGACGCCGGCAAAATGAAAAGTGTCTTTTTGCGTTATGCCGTTGTATATATTAAAGTTTCTTGTATCGGCAACTGTTAAATCGTAAGCATATTTTGTTGTGTTTGAAACTTCTTCTATTTTTTTAACTTTATCAAATAGGACATTTTTATATTTTTTATCTGTTCTTGACTCAAATACGAGTTTGCCATCTATTTCATTGGGAATTGTTAAATAATTTTTATTAATTTCATATCCACATTTAAATGTGTGGTCTATTATGATTTTTGTATTCACGATTTTGTAATCTATTTTTGTATTTAATATTTTCGCTAAATTTTGTGCTTGTTTATTTGTTACATTTAATCTATACATTTGATGAATATTTTCACTCAATGTGCCTCTACTATTTGATTCTTGTTTTTTTTGTTTAGAAACAAAACTATAAATACCAAGAATATTCAATATTTGTTGCACATCAATTAACATATCTTTTGACACTGAAAACATTATAATACTTTTAGAATCCGCGCTTACAGACCCATCTCCGCCAATATATGCGTCCAAGAATCCCTTTAAACATTCTTTATTGGAAAACACAATTTTATCGCTAACAAATTTATTATGACTTAACTTGCCGCAAAGATTTTCTAGAATTCTGCATAATACGGTATTGTAAATGCGCAAATCTTGGCTAGTCCATCCTTCTTGGCCTTTATTTTCGTGTCTATATACTTTTGTAGTTATATTCCACTGATTGCATAGTTCCAAAATGGGTTTGAAATATTCTGCGTCATTATTTGCAATTGACAGCTGAAATTTTGTCATGCATCCTTCTGCCGCATATGCACCTACCAAATATCCAAAATTATAATCAAGTGGAATTAATTCCGGAACATTGTAGGCATTCATATTTGTTTGCATCATATATACACATCCAGGAGTGAATCCGGTCTTTGTTTTGCAACCATTTCTTAATTTTTCACCCACTTTTGCAGCAAATGTGTCGCTACGTTTATAGGGAAGATTAAATGTGGTTCCTTGATGTTTTGACCACCAACGGTGTTCGTGCATTACTTCTTTTGCCTTTTCAATTTCAGATGCATAAATATATTCGGTTGGAGGTAAAATTTCTCTTAGATTTAACATGGTGGATTCTTTAAAATCAATTTGTTTGGTTGATACCGGAATATAATCTCCCACTTTTAGTTCGTCTCCACTAATTCCAATTATTTTTCCATTCACTAATTTTAAAATACCTTTCGCTTTAGTTACTATAACTTCACGCTGTTCGTGTGTTGTAATTTTTAACATAGTATTTGTTCCATCCGTATTTATAACAGGATGCCGAGTCACTGCTTCAATCTCCTTCCATAAAATTTCACCATCTTCGGTGCAAGATGGTATCTCATAATATTCCGGTAATTCAGCATAAGTCGTGTCTTTATCCGCATAATATTCTAATTTTTTCGGAGCGGCAATATGTTTTTCAATGAAATCTCCGATTTGCACTTTTTGAATAATTCCTTCGCGATTTCTTACGATAATATGTGTCTCGTAAGTAACTGAATTCAATGTATTATGCACAATAACACCATAATCCGTCATAAATGTTTGATTTGCTGGAACTGTAAAATCATAAACATATTCTGGTTTTTCTTGTGTGTAAAGTTCAATCTTCATAATTTCATCCCAAATCACATTAGATGTGGCCGCTTGTTTCAAAATTTTTAGTTCATCTTCAATCTTTTTGGAATCTTCGTGAGATTCAAATATATGGATATATTTTTCTAATGTCCTGCGTCCAATCGTGTTCTTTTTAGCCCAACGTCCATAATTGCGACTTTGGCCAGGAAGAGCAAGCAATTTTCCACATTTCGCGATTATCTCGCCAAGACCTTCAATCTTGTCAATATCATCCGACAAACTATGTACATTTTCTCTGTCATTATATTCCACTAATTCTCGTAGCTTTTCTGCATGAACTAACGAACCAATACATGTTTCGTATTGTTTGGAATACTTTGCAGATATAGCCAAATGATAAATATTTGACCCTCTAGTAAAATTTTCTTTGATAGAACCAAACATATCAAAATAATTTATTAATAAAGCCATATCTTTAATCAGCTGTTTAGAACGGCTGCATACTCTAATTTGGTGATGAGCCTTATCGTTTTGGAAATTGCCATCGCCATCAAAGTATGCTTGAATTAAACCAGATTTGAAATCATTTGGCGCCAAGAATGCAAAATCGGGAACGTGTTTAACGAAGGACCCATTATTACATGTGGCGAGTAGGAAATCCGCTAATGATTTGCAAGAGAACTTAGATGAAACGGATGGACCATATTCTCCTTTGTATTCTCTTACTTTACTATCTTTTTTAAATCTTGCAGCAAATTTTTTCGTATTTTCAATGAAATGTTGTGACATATTTGTGATGCATATAGAGTTACCATTAAGATTCCCTTCTGCCAAATATGCACCAATAAACCATCCAAATAAATAATCTAATTTATACTCCTGATTTCCAATAGTTACACAATTTTGAACAAATGTATTATCAATATGTTTTGCAACCGGAATTCGCATGCCAGTTGTCATTTCAGCACCTACAATCGGTACCACTTTCTGATCTCTACGAACCAAATGTGAATGACTAGTAGTTGTTTCTACTATACGCCCGCTACGTGTTGTAACTTTCATCATTTGTCCATTTACCGGATGGCGACTCACGTGTGAAATTTTATTCCAATGCGTTTTCTCTTCCGCATCTACACCTACGATATAATATTCATCATCTAGCGCATCTAACAAAGTTTCTACACTATCTACGTGACCAGTATTGCAGGTAAAGTGTGGCAATTGTTCAATAAATTTATCGCATAATTCTCCGATTTCCTCTGAGACCATAGAAATTATTTTTGATTGTTTATTTTTTTTAACACACCTAATACGCTCACAACTACGAGCCGACATTTGTGTGGTTGGCTCGCCAATGCTCTGCGCCGCAATCATTCCAACCATTTCACCAGGCGCAACAATACTGCGCTTATAATTAATCGCAATTGTCTCCAACAAAATAGTGAGCGCGGCCTGATTGAATCGCTTTACCATAAGTAAGTCTTTGGGTGACAAGTAGAAATAGTAGAGTGTCTTGAATAAAAGTGTTGGTGGAGCACATTGAATTTTTTCTAAATTGGAAAATGTGGCGTCAATCATTTGTAGTGCCTCAAGGGGAGTAATATCAGAAATAGAATTTCCTGTAATATTTTGCTGTCCCATGATATTTGTAATAATATATGCAAATGCAACAGGAGTATGTACAACACTTTCCCCCTTATTCTTGAAAACATATTTTACAATATTATCACGATTCTCAATCATTTTATCCGTAATTTCTTTCAAACGTACTTGAGTTTCCGCGAGTTGTTTGCTGTACCGTTTCATAACATTCTTCAGGAATATGTGCGACAATGTCTTGCCTTTTGCACCTTCGTCTGGAATATTAAAATGGGCATAAATATCTTGAATACTCATGGTTACAAGCGGAATGGATTGATTTTCTACTTTTATCGGATCTACACCATCATCACCATACGTAAATTGTACAATTTTTCCCTTATTGGTTCTAACAGTTGTATCATACGATACCATTAGGTCTTCTAAACCTTTGATTAATCTGCGCTGAATATATCCAGTAGTAGAGGTTTTGACAGCAGTATCAATTAAACCAATACGACCACCCATTGCATGGAAGAAGAGTTCTTGTGGTGATAAACCATTAATATAAGAACTCTCCACAAAGCCACGAGCGACAGGACTATCGTCAAACTTGGTGAAATGAGGTAAAGTGCGTTGGTCAAAACCGTATGGGATACGTTTTCCATCTACATTTTGCTGGCCTAAACAAGAAATCATGAATGAAATATTGAGGTCACTGCCTTTTGAACCGGCATTTACCATGGTAACAAATCGGTTATCTTTATTTAAACTTTTAAGTCCAATTTTACCTGCTTCTGAAGTAGCTTGATTTAGAATATTATTCACCTTTGTTTCAAATTCCTCCACATTCGTTTTACCAGTATTATTCTCAAAAATACCCAGTTGAGTCTGGTCAATTAAATTTTTAACATCATTCTTTTTTGCGGTAATTGTTTTAATAATATCTTGATTGGTCTTTTCGTTTGACATTAAATCACTTATTCCAACACTAAATGAACTTCCTTTCATATATTCGGTAATAATATTTTGAAGGTCATCAATAAAATCGGCGGACTTAAAATTGCCAAAATCATTGCATGCGCGATGAATAAGACCTTTGGTGCCTGCACCAAGAACACTTTTCTCTAACTGACCGCGAATATATTTTCCATTTTTAATTTCCAAGACATTGTTAGACGTTTTTGGGTCGTCACTATCATTAAACAGTTTGGTCTTATAATGCAATGTTAGTGGTGGTAAAATTTGTGACAAAATATCAAAATTTGTAATTTTTTCTCCGGCGTCTCGTCTTTGAACAAGGGCTTGTTCATTTACGCGAGGAAACATCATTAAAATGTTCATTGCGTCGCGCGGCGAGAATGCAATATTTTCACGTGTAAAACGGTAACACCCTAACATAGAATCCTGATAGATACCGATAATGGCGGCATTGTTTGCCGGACTAATAATTTGATAAGGGACCGCGGCTAAATATCTCAGTTCCGCGTCCGATTCCGCATCTTGCGGCATGTGAAGATTCATCTCCAATGAATATTTTATTGGCCAATAAAAGCCACCTAATCTTTCGAATTAGGATTGGACTATACCTTGTCCCGCATCAGGTTGATTAATCCTTCATTTGCGAGCTGTAACCATCTAGTCTCTGAACCTTACCCAGTGCTCTATCATAACGAGTTTAGGGTCTTGGCTGCGGATTGCCCAATCCTTTTACATTTTTACCGCTGGGTTCGTCAATTAAACGAGTTCCTCACATATATTTCTAAGTGTGAGTGGTAGTAAAAGGCTCTAAGGGGTTTCCCGCAATTTGATCACATTGCCATTTAATTAATTCTTGAATAAAATTATATGCTCTCTCTCTTATATTTTCTATACTTTCATATCTACCAATGAAATTGGTTTTAATCCTATCAATTACCACTCTAATGTACTGATAGTTTAATGTATTATTATTAATGACGAATATGTATTTTTCTATATTTTCTTTGTCTATCACCGTATTTTTGAATCTTTCAAATTTTGCATTCAAATGTTGATTTTGTGTTATTGCCATTTGTTTTTCGCGAATAACATGGTTACTTTTGAATGCTTTTAATCTGTCAGATATCAAAGATTTTGTGTAGTCACTTTTTTTTTGATATGTTTTTTCTTTTATAACCGGTTTTAAAATTTTGGTTTCATCTAAAAGGATTTTGGTTCCTTTCAAACTACCGCGACATTGACCACCATCTGTTAAATTATAGCCATTTGGATATTTTGTTCCATACTCTAATATGTATTGTCTTTCATATGCATCCAATTCATTCACATTACATGTATAAATTGTTTTGCATTCAAAATTCTCAATTCCATATTTTAATATTGCAGAATTTAAATACCTTGATTGATTCTTCTTATTGGAAGAAGCCTCGCTTATGTGGTCTTTAAATCTACATAAAGAACCAAATGGTCTATATTTACCGCGATTTAGTCGGTGACTTCTAGTTTGTCCTATGTAGGATTTACTATTAATGTTGTTTGTAATTTTATATATTTCTCCGGTTACATTTTCATATTCGTCTAAATTTAATATCATTAGTTTTATATAAAGAGAGCATTTTAACTTATTTTCAATAATTAATTATATGACTAGAGGATTATATTTACCCATTACCATATCTTCATAAAGGCAATGGGTAAGCAAACATTACAACGTTTTCCTAATTAAGTCTTGTTTGCAACTTAATTAGCGTTCCCCTGTTGGCGACAAGATTTATCGCCATCAAAATCCGCATTGTATGGTTTGGTGTCAGCAACATTCATGCGAAATGTATCACCGCGACTCATAATTTTTGCAATGTGACACATCATGCTCATTCTGTGTAAAGTCGGCTGACGATTAAAGAGGATAGGGTCACCGTCCATCATATGGCGATGAACTGTATCTCCGTCCTCTAACACAATTGATTTGCGATCCACATAGCGCAACGTAATAGAATCGCCATTTTTCTTTTCCAAGATTTTCGCGCCAGGATGAACATCCGGACCATTTTGTACTAATTTTGTCAAGAAGGCGCGATTCACACGATTCACAACCACTGGTTTCGTAATATTCTTTGCGATTTTCATTGGAATGCCAAGTTCGCGAATAGAAATATTTGGGTCTGCAGTAATAACCGAACGCGCGCTAAAATCCACACGCTTCGCCATGAGATTTCCTCTCATGCGTCCGCCTTTTCCATTCAAACGATCCTTGATTGACTTTAACGGACGTCCAGAACGCTGTGCAACAGAGGCAACACCAGGAATTTTGTTATCCACTTGTGTCGCAACATAATATTGCAAAACCGTTGTCCAATCATCAATCACATTCGCCGGCGAATTATTATGAATTTTTTCTTGCAATGTTTTATTTGTTTTAATAATATTAACGAGAATATGACTCAAATCATCCTCTGAGCGTTGTTGCGCATCATGCTTCACGGAAGGGCGAACAGCTGGAGGAGGCACGGCCATTACTTGACAAACCATCCAATCGGGTCGCGACCAAGTAGGACTGAACCCCATGAATGACACATCTTCGTCCGAAATACGTTTGAAAATTTTTATAACCATTTCTGGGGTTACTTTGATGATTAAATTTTGTTCATTTGGTGTATCATTTTTCCATTCTGCAATAATAGTCGCGAGTCCTTCTTTCCTGATTTTGTGAGGTTGCAAGCAGCCACAACCATTATCAGTGTCCTCACCACAACGCTTCATTTTACTCGCCAACGCAAATACATATTTCCAACGATTATCTCCGACCAATTTTAGCGCTTGTTTGTATTTTTCTTTACTAACTAATAATTTACTGCATTTAAAACAAACGCAGCGTAAAATTTTTAAAATAGTGCTTAAATATTGAATATAAAATACGGGACGCGATAATTCAATATGTCCGAAATAACCCGGGGTCTCCATATAATCTAATCCATCGGTGGGACAGATTAGACCGGGTTCCAATACGCCCATACGCGGATCAAATAAGCCGCCGATAACGGGTTTATTATTCACATACGTATCTCTGGTTGTAATTTCCGCAACAGAGCCTTTTCGTATTTCATCGGGGGATAATATACTAAACTGGAGCCCCAGAATTTTACTAACATTATTTTCACCAACCATTTTGTGGTTTTTCGACATTGTTCCTTATATTAATACATTATATTTAGATTGTTTCATCTTCAATTTTTTATTAAACAATAACCATTATAATAATACAATTCGTAAAATATTTTATGGATTACACAAAATATTTTCATTTGGTTACTTCTTCTAAAACTTTTTCACGGTGGGTTGATAGCTCTCTTACATAAAGAAATAAAATCGTTAAACACTGGAATATTTTGCGTAGGTACAGGATTGCCTGGATTTGCAGGTGCTTTTACAGGCGCTTTTGCAGGCGCAGATGAAGACGCACCAGTTTTTCCAGTAAAAATATCCCATGCTTCTGGAATAGGTGACCCAGTTATTTCAAATTTTATTGGTTTTACTAACTCATTATCTGTTGATTCGCAAATATCATATGGTGCTCCTGTAAATTTAAAATTTGGAATATATTTTGCAAAAAGACTATAATCCGTGGATGGGTTTAATGTAAATTCGTTATTATTAGTATCACTGATAGTAAAAGTATTGAATGAGGTCATTCCATTCATTCCACGATTACATGCTAACCCACCTTTTTTATTTGGATATAGATATGCTGATTCTGGTCCATATTTACCCAATTTATCTAAAGTTTTTACTTCTGCTACAGTAAAAGGAGCAACAAACTCTAAATATGCATCTCGGTTTGGCATGCGTTGTCTAACCTGGGATATCTCTTCTTCGGTTAATGGTATAGGTGTAGTATTATTATTACCCGGGTGTCTTGCGTTTTTAATCACATAATCATCCCAAGGCCATAAGCCTTTTTTTGCAAATTCAAGTGCTTCTTCGTCACTAGTACTTTTTTGCATTTCTTTGATATACGCATCTATTGCTGCTTGCGATGGTTTTCTGCTCTCAGGGGCCCCAGGAGGGCCAGGTGCATTAAGTAAAGCATTTTTAAACGTATCTATCGTACTTTTACTCCACGTATTATTATCTGGTAATTTTTCTAGATATTTATATTCCGGAGCAAATCCTTCAATTACCTTTGTATAATTTAAAAATAGTGCCAATAATGTAAAAAGAATAATAAATAAAATTATATATCCATTTTTTGTAATTTTCATTTTATTATACCCGTATATTAAATATTTTTTAATTTAAATTCTACATTTAGCACTCACATCAAAAAGTATAAATTATAAGAATTTATATAAATTTTTATTTATAAAATAAAATTGATTCCAACTTAAAAATATATATTTCCTAATAATATACAACAATTAAAAATGCCAAGAGACATGCAAAGTAAATTAAAAAAGGATAATAAACAAAAGAAACAAGATGAACGCTCGCGCCGTAGAAAAACGAATGAGCAATCGGATAGTGACGACGATAATAGTTTCTCAAGTGACGATGAGGACGAGGATATGGACCCGCAAGAATATAAAAAATTTTTAGCAAAGATGTTTCCTTCCAAATATATTAATAAAAAGATTCAGAAAGGCGAAGATATTAAAAAATTTCTGAAAAATCTTCCACACGAAGAAGATGACTCAGAGGATGAGGAAGAAGAAGATGAGGAACCAAAGAAAAAATCGTCAAAATCAAAAAAAATAAATAAAAAATTAATCAAAAAAAATAAAAAAAAAAAAAAAAATATAAAAAAAGGAAAAAAAGAAGATGAAGAAGAATCTGACGAAGAAGATTCTGAAGAAGATGATGATGAAGAAGAGGAAGAGAACTCCGGAAAAAAAATTAATATTATATTTACGATTGGTCATGGACATGATGATGAAGATGAAGAAGAATGGTTAGACGAAGATGATAGCGAATGGGATGATGTAGATGATGAAACCGAAGATGAAGATGAAAGTGTTTCTACGGATGATTCGGATTCTGACGAAGAAGATTCTGATGATGAAGAAGATTCTGATGATGATGAAGAAGAAGAAGAACCAAGTAAGAAATCACATAAAAGAAAAATTTTAAAAACAAATAAAAAAGAAAAAGTGGATGAAGATGAAGATAAAGATGAAGATAAAGATAAAAAATCAAAGGATGTTGAAGAAAATATAAAAATTTCATCAGAAGAAGAAAAAACATTGAAAAAATTAACAGAATTGTATGAAAATGATAAGGATAATAAAGTGTTGAAGGAATGTTTGGAAGTATGTAAATCTAAAATCAAGGATAAAAAGAAAAAAACTGAAAAAAAACTGCAAAAACAAAAACAAAAAAATGGACGAATTTTCAAAAGAATTCTCCGCGATAAAAATGCAATGAATGATTTCACCTTCTTTGAAAAGATGAACAAAGAAGAACAAGTCAAGATTATCAAGGAGGTGCGAGAAATCAATAAAATTACACGCGTTGAGAAGCCGTATCGTATGACCTTATTGGAGTCAAAAATTCCTCCCATTTTCAAGGCTGCCGCGATGAAGAAAATTAATTCATTGCGCTATATGGAACCTGGAAGTGGCGAATTCTACAAAATCAAAAATTGGGTAGATACTTTTATGCGCATTCCTTTCAACAAAATTGAAACATTGCCCCTCACCATTGATAATGGCGTAGAAGAGTGCCATGAATTCATGGAAAATGCTCAAAAAACGCTTGATTCCGCGGTTTATGGTTTAAATGATGCGAAAATGCAAATTATGCAAATGCTTGGTCAGCTTATTACCAATCCATCTGCTATTGGAACTGCTATTGCTATTCATGGACCACCCGGAACCGGTAAAACGAGTTTGGTAAAGGAAGGTATTAGTAAGATATTGAATCGTCCATTTGCCTTTATTGCCCTCGGTGGTGCAACGGACAGCAGCTTTCTGGAAGGACATTCTTATACATATGAGGGTAGTGTATGGGGTAAAATTGTGCAGATTCTAATTGATAGTCAGTGCATGAATCCTGTTATCTACTTTGACGAATTGGATAAAATTAGTGGGACACCAAAGGGTGAAGAAATTGCTGGTATTTTAACACACTTGACGGATACCGCACAAAATAGTCAATTTCATGATAAATATTTTGCAGAAATTGATTTTGATTTGAGTAAATGTTTATTCATCTTTAGTTATAATGACGAAAAACTAGTGAATCCGATTTTAAAGGACCGTATGTATCGCATTGAAACAAAAGGATATGAAAAAAAACAAAAGACCGTGATCGCAAAAGACTATTTGTTGCCCAAAATCCGAGAGCAAGTTCGTTTTAAATCAGAAGATATCATTATTCCAGATGAAAGTATTCATTATATTATAGAAACTCATTGCAATAAAGAAGATGGAGTTCGTAATTTAAAAAGATGCCTGGAAATTATTCACACAAAGTTGAATTTGTATCGTTTGATGAAACCTGGTGTAAATTTATTTGAGGGCGAAATGTCATTAAAAGTGGAATTTCCTTTTACCGTTTCAAAAGATATTGTAGATAAGTTGATTAAGAAAGATAGCAATGATAATGCTAGCTTATACGGTTTATATGTATAAATTAAAAAGTTTAAAAGAATAAAATTATATATATTAGCAAGGTTTAAAAAATGACAGATGGAATAATAGAAAAAATAGAAAAAAATAATTCATCCATAAGTTATCTAATTTATATGAGAAATAATATTGAAAGAAATAAATTAGATTTTTTATTTGAATTGGAAAATTGTGGAGAGCAACATGTTCCAAAATTTCAAAATTTAATCGCCGGGTTGAATGAAATTCTGACAAATATAACTGCAATATTATCTGCAGATTGTGTTCATGATTATGAAGAGGACTATATAGATATTACACCAGACCACTCACAACAAATAACTTATTGCAAGACATGCGGATGTACTTTTTAGATTTTATATGACATTTTTTTACTGCAAGAATAAAGCAGTAAAAAAATAATGATTATTCTTCCAAACTCCATATGTATAAAATATATATATAATTATTACATTGGTATTATTTTTTGCATATTTACAATATTTGCTATTGGTAATATATCTGTATTTTTCTTAGCATCTACGTCTATCACTTTAACTTCTACATACGAATTATAGCCCATCTCTATATCCGCAGTATTTATTTCAATATTTTTTTCTTCGTTTATTATCATTGTGGATATAGATTTTACAATACACGCGAAATCATGAATGATGCCTTCACCAACCGTTTTAACGACATAACATATTAAAACTACTCCCCCCATAATAGCCATACCTCCAACGGATACAACAATAATACCAGTTCCAACTATTGATGCAGGAATAAATAATATTTTTTTTATAATTTTATTATATTTTTTAAACATTTGTATTTTTTACTACATTGTACCAGCATAATTATTACATCAATTTTTATTGGAATTCGGTTCAATTAATTTGTTCGGATAAATATTGGGAATTTCTGGATAAGGTGGTATTTCAGGTATATTCGGAATTTCTGGTATTGCCGGTTTTTCTGGTATTGCTGGTAAAGTAGGAATATATGGTAACATTATTTTTTCAATTAAATCTTCCATCATAGTAACGTTTGGAATTATAGTTACACCTACTAGAAAAAGAAAGAATGAACACCAAAAAATAAAAACAAATTTTTTTCTATTATTTAATGAGATAAATAATGAAGATGATATTGTTCTACTTATCGGGATATTATTATTTATTGAAGAAAGTGATAATGTTCTAATGATAGCATTTGGCGATACGTCTAAAGACATAAAATAATACTAATATCTGGATTTATAATAATTAAATAAAAATAAAAAATACAATATATACTCATTACCATTTTATAATTATTTGTATTTTACTTTTTTAATTTTGTTTTTATTTTTCAGTTTTTATTTTTTTTATTTATATTTATTTAATCGTATTTTTTTTAATTAATTTTTTCTTTTCTTCTGCGAAGAGGCGGTGGTGAATACACGCGTAAATATTTTTCCATATTTTGATTTTCTATTTCTTCTGGAAATAAGTAGGGTATAATCTCAATATTTCCCTCCGGAAATTTCCATGATACCTCATGTGTCGACGGACAAAAGTAGTATTTTCTTCCAGGAATTACGTTTCTAGAAACACTTTCTACCCAAAACTCCACATGTTCTTCTGGTCTAAAAATAGGAATCAATGACAGCTCATATTTGCGTGAAATATTACCGATATTGTCCATATGAATAGACAACGTTGCAGACTCCGTATTTGTTGCAATTGTACTTACTGACATTTTTTATAAATTTTAGAATATATTAAAGTTGTTTTTAGATTTTATGAATTGCGAAAAATCCTTTTCAATTTTTTTTGAAAACCTTATTTTTACAATTGTTTTATGTAATAAAAATAAAATACTATAATTTTGTATAGTATTTTATTTTAGATTCACTCTTTAATACTCGCTATAAGGAACGTTATTTCCACCACGATTAATTAAATAATTGTATTGCGGAACGGTCATACAAGCGCATCCCATACTATTAGAATAAGTATTGGGGCAACATTCCGGTTTAAACGGTGTTTTTGCGAACATGGATAACTCACCCTCAGGTAAAGGAATCTGTTGTGGAGGACGATTTAAAATATTTTGAACAGCTTTATCTCCTTTTGACCCTGGTTTATATGTTAAATTTGGCAAGAACCATGATTTTGTATTTATCGGCTTATTTTTAATATCAGAGAAGGACGATGATTGACCGTAATTTGTATTTGCCCCAGTAAATCCTTCATTTAACGTAGGATAAGACATTTCTAATGCAAACTGATGTTGATTGGGCGTTAAATATTTTTTTGAATAATGTGATATAGTCGCCGGAATGCTAAATCGGCAGCAGGACGAAAATGTAAAACAAAACAAAATAAATAACAAAATTGCAATCAAGAATAATATTTCCACTCTTACAGTAATTTCCATTATATACATATTTCATAGATAATAATTTTGTTATCGCGCTAGTTATCTAAAAATAAATCCAATACAGAATTGTAATGATAAAATTGTATATCTTCTATAAAAAAAGTACCTGTATTCGTCAATAAATGATATAATTTGTTACTTTTACTAATTGAATTGCTAAAATATTGTTTATTTGAATTATTCATTTGATGAATATCCAAAGTACTTGTAAAGGATTCCGCAGAATTATCGCATATTTGTAAATTGGGTCCGCCTTCCACTATTGTATCCCCTAAATGGAACTGAAATTGATTTATAATATGGACCCCATCTATTTCTACTATACCGCACACAATTTCTCCATTTTTTAATACATCATGTATGCAAATATCCTTTATTTCTTTTCGTGAATTATTTTGCAGTGTTACCAGAGTGGATGGTGTAAAACCGCCATCTAAATAATTATGTATCCAATCTATTTTTTCGTCCTCTAAAATCGTAATATTGTTATATTTTTCTTTTAAAACCGTTTCCAAAATCATCAGTTCTTTTTTCTCAACTTCATCCCAATCAAAAAAGATGCAATCATTTATAGTAATTGTTTTGCTTCTAGTGTTTAAACAATAAATAAATGGTTCCGAATAATTATGAATAAATTGTGAATGAGGATGTTGCAAAACAGGAATCCAAATACCGTGAAATTTTATACGATGAAATCCACTAACAATAACACCATTTAATTTATACATATCCATATTTGTAGAATCTAATGTTAATTTAGCAGTAACCATATCATCTCCATAAAGCATATCTCCCGGTTGAATATCTACTATTTTTTTCTTTTTGCCATCATTCATTACTAACATGGTATTTTTATCAAAACACATATTGGGTTCTGCCGGAATAGGACTGTCAATATGCACGTGTAAAACCTCCGTCATAAATCCCAACATAATCGCTAGTGGAATACTAACACTGACAAAAATAGCCGTCATTGTAATTGCAAATGGCCATGTAAATGGTATAATCCAAAATCCAATAATTAATGCCGCCAAAATAACCAACAATATAATTATAATTTGACCAACAGCTCCAAGAAAACTTTTCAATGCATAATATGTTCCTAGACTCGTATATAATGCGCCTGTAAAAATACCTTTTATTTTTCCCATTAAATCGTTAATCACTATAAGAATATGCTGAAGAGGAACCATTACATTTGCTACACGACCCATCACATTTTGACCTAACGTTGCAATACTTGTTCTTATATTTGCCATCATGTTATTTATGAAATATAGTGCCTTTGCTAATTCTGCAAAAATATTATTTAATAACCCAGTCGCGTATGTAATTGGTTGAACCGCATAACCTGTAATAGAAACTAGAATATTTTGCATACAGTACTGAAAATTTTGTGATGTATATTCGCTTACAGACATTCCAGCAGGTCTATTGATGAATCCGGCAAATGGTATATTTCTTGGATTACATCGTTGAGCCGGCCAATCTTCTTTAATAGGTTTAATATTCATCATTACAACAGAATAGGAATATCCAATAAATAATAAGATGGTTAAAAGAATAAATAAAAATACCGAACTACCATATTCATCAAAATAAGTAACTTTTTTATACATTTCATTTATTTTTTTTGAACTGTTTAATATGTCATCTATATTATCCATATATATACTAGATAATATACCTTTTCATAAAAAAATAGGTAAAAAACCCGATTACTGTAAGCAATCATCTTCCCAATCCCAGAATAACTGTTTTCCTATTTTAATTTTATGGTCATCTGTAATCAAACAAGAAAACCATTCACACTTAATTTCATCTTGTATTTCAGCATCTTTGTATTTTTCAACTTTCATAAATTTGGTTCCGCTATCATCAGATGCAATCATATGAGTTCCCGTTACATAAATATCAGCACCATCTACACCACGTCCTTTTAATTTATATAATTTCTCTTGATAATCGCGATTCTCCAATCTCATAATTATTTGAACACGACTACCGTTTTCTAAAATGGCGCCTAAATCTAGATCCTTCATATCTAAAACCTTTCCATTTTGTAATTTTACTTTTGTTTCCGGATGAAAGCAATTACCTGATAATTTTTGAACCATTTGCCCTGGCGGGCCATTCCAGGCACTATTCATCGTTTTTACACTTCCGTCTAAAATATATAAAAGAGCAACCATAATGCCAATAATTTTCCCAATCATATCTTTGATTCCAATAAAAATCCGTTGGAACTCTATAATAATATTCAAAAATACACCAAAAATACTCCCCACTAATTTTGTGAAAAATGTTCTTATATTACTTAATAAATTGTTGGCAAAATATAAACTGTCTCCGAATTCACTACCCATAGATGTCAAATTTGAAATAATGTACGTAATCGGTTGGAGTAGATAACCCATGAAACTTGTCTGTGTATTCTGTACGCAATATACAAAATCCTTTTCTATGTCATCAGACAATGGCATGTATAATGGATTGCAACGATATTGGGCCCAGTTTTTCTTTATATCCGCTATGGCACTAAAATAATACATGGCTAGTATTTGTGATATAAATCCTAAATTGACATATATAAAATTTATCCAATCACTTCCGGTGGGCATATTATACTATAAATATATAATTCTTATATTTTGGCATTTCTTCCGTACCTTATTTTGTTTTCCTTGTTTTCCGTGTTTTCCTTGTTTTCCTTGTTTTCCTTGTTTTCCTTGTTTTCCTTGTTTTCCTTGTTTTCCTGGTTCTACCACCACTATAACAACCCCACGTTTGATTGGGTCCCATAATATGGGTACCGCCTTTTCTTCTTTTCCCTCTTTTTCTTCCACCAAACTTATCACACCCACAACCACCTAACTGATTCGCTGGTATTGGTTCTGCTGGAGTAACTACAGAACCAGTCAAATCATTATTCATTTTAGATTGATTTATTTGACTTACCCCACCAAGAGTAATTGATTGAACTCCCTGCGGATTACTCGCATTTGGGTCATAAAATATTGGTTTTATAACAGGTACAACTATATCCGCACCACCTTTTTTTTTTCTCCCACCAGCAGACGTCTTACCTAGCGCGAGTAATAATTTTGCATTCTGTCCATTAATAGCCATTGCTGCATCACGCGGTGACCCGGCATTACCAGGAAACGCAGTACTTATTGGTGGGTCAGCATATTTTATATTTTCCATTGATATATAATATTATAATAAATTAATTTTTTACTAATAATTTATCACTAAACAATAGCTTAAATAATATATTATAAATATTATTTAAATGGAAATGGACGACAGGCAAAGACTTCAATTGCAAAAAATGATCAAGGTAAATGATGTTCAAGACCAGACTAGCTTAATACGCGAATTAAAACATAGTCACCTTCTGCAAGCAGACATTAATGCTCTTCTAAAATTAAAAATGAAGTACAAGAATAATGCAGAGGAAATTCAACAACACGCACAAACAGAATGCAATTTCTTATTCATGTATTACACGGATATTTATAATAAAATTCGCAAAGATGAAATTGATTTGAAAATTTTGAATCGTTTTTTAAATGTATTGCGACAAATTGAGGACGGTGAAATGGACCAACATGAAGGGGCCTTTGTAGTGGGAACCTTGTTAAAGGAAATTTACGTAGATAGCGCGCTAAGAAAGGCAGACAAATTGGACGAAGAGCATGAAAACACAATTATAAAACCATTGGAACCAGCCATTCAAATTTCTTGGAAAGAATACAAAAACGTATATCTTTAAAATTTATTTATATAGTAAGTTAAACATAATTTGATATAATTATATATCACATTATGCCAACAAGTCTTGTAATTGTTGAATCCCCTGCCAAATGCAAAAAAATAGAATCTTATTTAGGACCCGGTTATAAATGCATTGCTAGTTACGGTCATTTACGAGAATTGAAAAGCTTAGATGCCATTCACCGCGATAACCAATACAATATTACATTTGATATTGCAGCGGATGAAAGAAAACAGAAACATATTGAATATATGCGAAAAGATATTCTCGGTGCAGCAGAAGTCATTTTAGCAACAGATGATGACCGTGAAGGAGAGGCAATCGCATGGCATATTTGTATGATATTTGATTTACCGCCATCCACTACGAAACGAATCGTATTTCATGAAATTACAGAAAACGCTATTCAAAGCGCTATCGCTCATCCGCGTTTTTTGAATATGGATATTGTTCATGCGCAACAAGCGCGCCAAGTTTTAGATTTAGTGGTGGGGTTCAAAGTTTCTCCCATGCTTTGGAAACATATTGCAAGTAAAACACCAAATAGTTTAAGTGCCGGTAGGTGCCAGACGCCTGCCTTACGTATAATATATGATAATCAAAAAGACATTGATGAATCGCCTGGAACAAAAGTGTATAATACGGTGGGATATTTTTCCAATAAATGCATTCCATTTGAATTAAACAACACCTTTGAGAAAGAAAGCGATATAACAAAATTCTTGCAAGACTCTATTCGTTTCTCTCATAGTTTTAGTCGTACAGAACCGAAAAAGGTATATAGAGAACCACCTGAGCCATTGACGACATCCAAAATACAACAAATGGCAAGTAATGAAATGCGTATTTCCCCCAAGGAAACAATGAAGGCTTGTCAAACATTATATGAAGCCGGTTATATTACATATATGCGAACAGATAGTAAAAAATATAGTCCAGAATTTATCGGCGATTGCAAATCATATATAGTAAAAAATTATGGAGACTCCAAATATATTTCTGCCAATATAGATGCATTAATGGTTGGTTCAAAAGAAGATACAAAAAAAGCAGAGACAAAACAAACTAAAAAAAAATCAGATAAAAAGGCAAATATTCCACCACCGCAAGAAGCTCACGAAGCAATTCGTCCAACGAATATTTTATGTAAAGACCTTCCAGAAGAAATGACACCAAGAGAGAAAAAGTTGTATCGCTTGATATGGGAAAACGCATTAGAAAGCTGCATGTCAGCCGCAGAATTCTATACATTTATTGCGAGTATTGCTAGTTGTATTCCAGATACAACATATTCTTCCACGATGGAACTCATTGATTTTCCGGGATGGAAAATAGTGAAGCAAAAATTCTCTACCGTAAATAAAGAATACAGTTATTTGCAACAGGTGAAACCCGGCATTATAATGCCATACAAGAAAATTACAAGTAAAGTTACGTTAAAAGGTACAAAACAACACTATACCGAGGCAAAACTAGTTCAGTTATTAGAAGAAAAGGGTATTGGTCGCCCATCTACTTTTTCTATGCTAGTGGATAAGATTCAGGAACGCGGATACGTGGTAAAACAGGATATTATAGGGAAAAAAATGGTATGCCAGGATTTCTCTCTTGAAGACTCAGTTATTAAAGAAGAAAGTGGAGAAAGAGAGTTTGGCAATGAAAAATCAAAACTAGTTATACAGCCGATGGGAACCATGGTTATCCAATTTTTGGTAAATCATTTTGATTCTCTCTTCAACTACAATTATACAAAGGAAATGGAAGATGACTTGGACAAAATATCAAAAGGAAACATGGCTTTGTGGTACTCTCTGTGTGAGAAATGTTGGCAAGATACAGATACCATTTGCAGTTCTTTGAAAACGGATAAAAAACAAGAAATTCGCATTGACGATAATCATATTTTTATGATTGCCAAGTATGGACCCGTAATAAAATGCATAGAAGATAATAAAACGAGTTTTAAAGCGGTAAAAAAAGATATTGATCTCGGAAAATTGGAACGAGGTGAATATACATTAGACGATGTTGTAGAAGATAAAAAAACTGGTTTATCTATCGGCGAATATCAAGGTTATCCACTATTTGTTAAAAAGGGTAAGTTTGGCAGATATGTTACCTGGAATACAAATACGAAATCTCTCGCTGCATTTGGAAATCGCCCAATAGAAAACATTTCATTAGAAGATATTATCGCGGAAATTGAAAAAAATGGCGTTCCGGTAGATGGAGAAAAACCAGAATCCTCTATTGTAAGAACGGTGAATGATAATATAAGTATTCGCAAAGGACAATATGGTGACTATATTTTTTACAAGACAAAAAAAATGAAACAGCCTAAATTTTTGAAGCTAGACGGCTGTAAAGAAAACTATAAAATATGCAATATTATATTGTTGAAAAATTGGCTTCTAGAAAAACATGGAATACAATGAAATAAAATACAATGAAATAAATGGGTTACCCGATTGGACCATAAGTTGTCTCTGGAGTATACATATAATACGAACGCGGATTTTGAGGGCGAAAAAGTACAAATTGTAGTGTAAATGAGAACCCCTTATTTGCAAATTGTACTAATGTTCCATTATGATATCTTAATCTAATTCTTAGTTTTCTTATTCTTTCTGCGGGTGGATTAAACAATTTATATGCTGCAACACTCACCTCTATTGTTTGAGCTTCCAAAGATACATTATAAAGAGAAATTTTTGCAAAAGTAGAATTCACTATTCCACTGGATTCATTAGTATGACTTGTAAAATTATTTAATTCGTATGGAACTAATTCGTCTATATTATTCAGCAAATCAGTATCCATATAAAAATATTTTGGTCCATATATATTTATTAGACACGGTGCTTCTAAATAAAAAACGGGTTTTTCACCATACACTCTACCATTAGTTAGCCACCAACTTTCAGTTGGTTCCCCTTCTTGATAAGCTCGCGGATACTGATATTTATTTCTATTCGTATTGAATGGACTTTCAATGGATACTGCGGGTTGATTTTTATTAAATCCTAAATAAGCACCTAACCCCCATAACAAATACTCTGCATATTGAAATTTACCCATTGAAGCATTTTTCAAAAACACATTTTCTTCAGTATTATGAATCACAAATTTTGCACTTGGACAATTAGTTAGATTCGTGTTACCAAACCATAAATGATTTCGGGTTGTATCAAAATATAAAATAAAATTGGTATATCCCTTACCTAAAACAAATTCATCTATTAAATCGTCTCGCCCAATACCTTTTAAATATCCTATTAAATATTGTGTAACTGATGCATTCATACGATTTTGAATTTCGGTTGCAATAGTATCGGCATCATCATATTTTCCAGATGAAATAATAATGGTATATTCATTTTTTATATTCGCCATGAGTCCATTAAAAATAGCGATTTGAAGTTCCGTTTCATCTGGAATATTTATTTCTAAAAAAGAAAATGTCATTTTAACATTAAAATTAGATGGAGAAAACGTATCAGCCGTAGATGGAAAAGACCATGTTAGTAATTTAACACTTTGAACATTACAATAATCTTGCGGCAATTCAATTTCAAAATTACTAGAACATGGATATTTTACTACATCTCTATCTTCTGAATGAATAGAGACATATTTTTGTTCAAACATATATTGCTGGGCATTTGGAATTATTGGATGATTCGTGGAGGTATTAAATTTGCTCATAATAGTCCCAGATATAATTATTTAATATAAATATTTATATCTTAAAATAAATCAAATAAATAAATTTTGTATTATCCGATTGGAGGATGTGCAACTGTTTCCGGAATATACATTTGATAGGAACGTTGATTTTGAGCGAGAAAAAGTGTAAATTGTAGCGTAAAAGTAAATGCATTATTTTCAAAATTTACCAATAAACCATTATGATATCTTATTCTGATTCTTAATTTACGTATTCTTTCTGCAGGCGGATTAAACAATTTATATGATGCAGAGCTTACATCTATTGTCTGTGATGCTAAAAAATTATTTGAAATCGTAATCTTTGCAAAAGCAGAATTCACCATTCCACTTGATTCATTGGTGTGTGTCGTAAAATTATTTAATTCATATGGTACAAGCTCATCTATATTATTCAGTAAATGAATATCCATATAAAAATAATGAGGTCCATCTATATTTATTAAACACGGTGCCTCTAAATAATAAACCGGGTTTTGACCATATGCTTGCGGGTCAGTTAGCCAATAACTCGTTGAAGAACCATCATAATAAAATCTAGGATACTCATATTTATTTACATCGGAATTAAATGGACTCTCAATAGAAACCACGGGTTGATTTTTATTAAATCCTAAATAAGCACCCAACCCCCACAACGAATATACCGGGTATTGAAATTTACCCAAAGACGCATTTTTCAAAAATACATTTTCTTCTGTATTATGTATGACAAATTTTGCACTTGGAGAAACCGAGGTGTGATTGTTTCCAAACCATAAATTACGTTTTACTTGATTAAATATAACTACAAAATTTTTATATTCTCCTGCTGTAACAAATTCATCTATTAAATCAGTACGATCAATACTTTTTAAATATCCAAGTAAATAATTTGTAACCGCTTCGTTCATGCGATTTTGAAGTTCTACGGATAGATAATATTCCCCTGTTACGAGTATTGTTCTTGCATAAGACCCTGATGAAATAATAACCGTATATTCATTCTTTAGATTCGCTATAAGACCGTTATAAATATTTATTTGAAGTTCTGATGCATCTGGCGCCCGCGGCGGTGTTATTTCTAAAAAAGAAAATGTCATTTTGACATTAAACATAGAGGGAGAAAAAATATCATGAGTATTTGGAAAAGACCATGTTTGCAATTTTACTCCTTGAACATTGCAATAATCTTGCGGCAATTCAATTTCAAAATCACTTGAGCAAGGGTATTTTACTATATCTCTATCGTCTGAATGAATAGAAACGTATTTTTGTACATACATATATTGCTGGGCATTTGGAATTATTGGATGACTTGTGGATGTATTATATTTGCTCATAATTATAATAGTCCCAGATATAATTATTTATTAAAAATATTTATATCTTAAATAATTATATAAATAATTATATAATAACAATAATGAACTCAGTAGAATATATATATTATTCGTTAATTATTACTGGACTTCTAGTTGTTATCATTACATTCGGGTTATCTTCTATTGTTGGATATATTGTTGGATATTCTTTTATTTTAGCCGGTTTTTTCTTTTTGGGTGGGTATCTCTTACTTACGATGCCTAAAAATACAGGGTTTTTATCAGCCATTTTAAGTATTTTACCATTTATATGTATTATTGCAGTCATTGTTGCTTACTTAGTTCAAATAGGTAAATTTAAAGACCGCATTACAAATGGGCATATATCAAGGAGTTATTATTCATTTTCCAATATTTTTCTTATATTGATTTTATTGCAAAGTTATGTTTTTTATACAGCACTCCAAGATAATCAATTTAAGGAAACACATACAATAAATAAGACATATAGTGGCATATTAAATATACTTAGTTTATTTGGTGCAATGACGGTTACAACAATTTATATTATTCTTGCTTTTTATTCTACTGATGGTTAATCTTGACAAATTTATAGGTAAGACCATAATATTGGTCCGTTTCCCATATGCCAGAAATTTTCAACATGAATAAATTATTTGTTTTTTCAATATTATCTGAAAAAATTTTAATATTACCATTTTTCATTTGCTCATAAATTTTAAATTGTGCTATTTTATTTACATTATTTACATTTTTTAGTATATTTTCTTCCATTTGTCTTATATTTTCTATCAAAGCATAATGTATATCCACATTAAATGAGCATTTAAATTTACTATAATATTTTTCAATAAATATATTATTTAATGATATTAATAAATTAATACCATTTAATGAAAAATAAGGGGTTGAATATATAATTCTTATAAAACTTCCATCGCTAATTACATTATTCTTGATCGGATCACAATAATAAATATTTTTATTATCAAATTGGTCAAACGTTTTTACAATATTCATGCAATACAAAGTATAATTAATAATTATTGGTAAAATGTTTTTAACCTGATTATAATATAATTCATACTAATTTATATTATGAATTATCTCATAATTGCAATAAGTTATATAATTGTAATAAGTTATAAAATGGAATAAAGAATGTTTTCATAAGATATATAATTACTACGAATTATTTAATGAAAATAAATGAAACGCATTTTGAAGAGTATTTGCATACCAATCAGGAGGAAAATTTGCATCCAAAATTGGATAAAATGATTCAAAAATTTCCAGCAAGACTACAAGACATTAGAAACATCATTTTTTATGGTCCAAGTGGCGTTGGAAAATATACACAAATGTTGCGATCAATCAAAAAATATAGTCCAACTGAATTAAAATATGAAAAAAAACTATGTGTTACGTTTAATAAGATTCCTTATTACTTTAAAATAAGCGATATTCATTATGAAATTGATATGTCTCTCATAGGATGCAACTCTAAATTGTTGTGGCATGATATTTATTTACAGATTATTGATATTATTTCCACTAAAACAGATAAAACGGGAATAATTTTATGCAAATATTTTCATGAAATACATAGTGAATTATTAGAAAATTTTTATAGTTATATGCAACAAAACAGTGCAAATCTCGTGAATTTGAAATTTATTTTAATGACAGAAGAACTTACCTTTTTACCGGATAATATATTAAATTGTTGCGAAATTATTAATGTTCCAAGGCCTACAAAATCGGTTTATAATAAATGCATCAAAAATGTGTTACCGCTTAGTTTAAAACCAGAAAACATTACAAATATTAAAAATTTGCATTTTATAACTGATGAACTAATGAAACCGCACAAGTTTATTTGTGATAAAATTATTGATTCTATGTTACATGTAGATGATATTAAGTTCTTGAAATTTCGTGATCTTCTTTATGATATTTTTATTTATAACTTGAATATTACTGATTGTATATGGTATATTATATCTACACTTATTCAGCTGAAACATATTCAATCAAAATACATTTCTGCGTTGTTAATTAAGACATATATTTTTTTTCAATATTATAATAATAATTATAGACCCATTTATCATTTGGAACATTATTTATTTAATATAATAAACCTCATGCACTATGAAGAAAACAAATGTAAATTATAACTTTGAAAAACTTAAATGTAATCTATATTTATAATGTAGAATACCATGTCAAAAATGAAAAAAATTGATATTATAACCGCATATAATATTTTAGAAATAGAAGAGGGTGTTCATATAACAACTATACAATTAAAAAAAAAATATCATAAACTGGCATTATTGCATCATCCGGATAAGAATGCGAATACAATTGAATCTACTGAAAAGTTTAAAGAAATTCAAGAAGCATATGAGCTATTGAAGAGAGAAATAGTATTTGCGGATTCTTATGGGGAACCTGAAGAACCTGGAGAAAAAGACCTTAGTTCCGGATATATGTGTATATTAAAAATGTTTATAGATGGAATTATACAAGGCGCATACAATGAAATCATTTATTCTATTATTAAAAATATTATAAATGGATGCAAAGAAATTTCTTTAAAAATATTAGAAGATTCTGACCGTGATACTTCTCTCTTCATTTACGACTTTTTTGTAAAATATAAAAATATTCTTCAAATAGATGACGCCACTTTTGAAAAAATAAAACAAATAATTGTAGAAAAATGTAAGAATACACAATTATTTTTATTGCATCCGAAATTACAAGATTTGCTGGATAACAACGTGTATAAATTATCTATTGATAATAAAATGTATTATGTTCCTTTATGGCATGACGAGTTATATTTTGACGGAGATATTATTGTAAAATGTGTTCCTGAAATGCCAGAAAATATAGAGATTGACGATTGTAATAATATTCATGTTCGCGTTCGCGTTTCATTTACTTTTTCTCTCTTGGAACAAAATGAAATAAAAATAAAGGTAGCCAACAAAGGACTTGCGATACCTATAAAAGATTTAAGTATGAAGAAAGTGCAAAATTATGTTTTTGCGAATCAAGGTATCTCTTTCATCGATGAAAGAAACATATATGATATTGGAAATAAATCAGACATTATTGTAAAAATTATATTTTACAATTTATGATTTCTCAGATATAAATAAATAACAGTTCCTTTTTTATAAATACTATCAATCTTAATATTATTTGCAGATGAATTAAAAAAATTAATATAAATATCGGAAATAGGTAATCCATACCCAAATCCGGATAGTGGCGAAGATTTATTAAAATCGGTTCCTTCCACAATATCATTTGAATCTATTACAGATGTCGTAAAACTATAATACCATATTTTATTCATATTTTGTTCTTGAATACCAATTCCATTATCCTCTATTTTAATGACAATCCAATTTTCATCAACTTCAATAACAGACAATTCAATTTTTGGAACATAATTATTAAATAAACCCTTTTTTTCTATGGTTGCCTGTATGCTATTTTTAACCAATTCAAATAATATATAATATAAATAATGGTCAATACACGGTAAAATAATATTATTTTTATCTGATTTTATTTTTACAATATCATTTAGTTCCACGTTTAATTTATTTTTGTTGCATAAAAATTGTATATCTTCTATTACGGTGTGTAGAATTTTCGCAGGTTCTGATTTTAAATTTACTATGCCAATATAATTTTCACCCTTGGGTTTTTCAAAAAAAGATAAATATTGTTCTATCAATATACGAATCTCCGTACGATTTGTATAAAACCGATTTAAAAATAGTTGCATTGTTGGTGCTTCCAAATCACCAATTTTATTTTCTTTTTTCAGTTCATTTAATCCTTTTGAAATTGTCATTAATATAGTGCTGTGGCGGTTATAAATTTTATTTAATAAATTTTTATATTCTATGATTTCATTGGTTGAATTCGGTTCTTTTGTTTCCAATAATTCTAAAAAAGATGTTAAGTACCATTCACGTACCGTATTAATGGTATGATTTTTAGATAATCCAAATGGTAGATTATTTAAATCGGTCACTCTATTTGCCAGTCGTATTGGTAACTCTTTATAAAGATGTTTTGTTGTTAATGTAATTCTATCATTTTCTTTTACTTTGCTACTTCGTAGTATATCTATCAATTTTACATGTGTCCCCTTTTTTAAACTATAATCAAAAATTTTATTGTAAAATTGCGGAAATTTGTTATACATATCTACTATAATATATTATTAAATTATAACATGAAAAAATATTTTAATTATTTATTTTATAATTAAAATATTCGTTTTTTTGTTTTTATTTTTTTTTGTTTGTTTTTATTTCTTTTGTTTGTTTTTATTTTTATTTTTGTTTTTTGGTTATTATTTATTTTTTGGTTATTATTTATTTTTTTGTTGTTATTATTTATGATTTTATTTATGATTTTATTTATGATTTTATTTTTATTTTTATTTTTTGTTATTATTTATTTTAATTTATTTTTTATTCCTTCTTCTTGACAACTTTCTTCTTCTTGATCTCTTCAACCGCAGGAGAAGCCGCAGCAAATACAGTTTCTACAGCAGCTACTTTAACTGGAACTGGTTCTGGCTCTGGCTCTGTTTCCTCATCAGAATCTTCAACCTCTGCGCTAGCCGGCATATCATCCTCATCACAAATATCTGAAACAGGTGCAGCAGCTGTCTTGAGTTTTGCTTTTTCAGCGGGCTTTAACTTGATAAAGCATGCACCAGTTAGAGAAGACCTGGGTTTCTGCACAACTGCTTGAATCAGTTTCCAGGTAATACCAAACTTTCCATTGGCAAACCATAACCCACCACATTGCATCAAAACCGCAACATTGATTCCTTTTTGAAGATAATCAAGCGGAGTACTTGAGCTATTATTAGAAGGATACAATTTTGTCTCCTCCTCATCATAAATCTCACACTTCCAAGTTCCCTCCCAAATCGGAATTTTCACGCGTAGAGTAGGAGCCTTACTAGTATCTGGCTCACCACTTACCTTATCTTTGCTGTACTTTAGCATGGGAGTCCAGAGCGCATCAACAACATCCGCAGTTTTATGTGTTTTACCGAACCACTCCTTAGTATTTGTAAGAGCGTCGTTCTTAATCTTTGCCTCAAATGCCTGCATGTTTTTCAAAAACGCTGCTGCATCCTCCGTATTATAATCTGCGCTAGGGAATTGCAACGATAATTCATACTTACCATTTCCCTTTCCGGTACCAGGATCTACGAAATCGGAAGCCCCCCAAGTTAGCAACAACGGTGCTGCAACTCGCAATCCACTATTCGTATCCTTATTCAAAATATTAATGCTCTTCCCACCCTGAGCATTCGCCTTTGGGGCAGAATAGCGAATATTCTGCGCATTAAATATAGTTCCATCAATGATAGTTTCTGCCATCTTGCTTTTGTGTATGTTTATAATTATATACTATGGTAATCTTTAAATCAATTTTTTTTTGAATGAAAAATACCTAGATAAATGGAGTCCAAATTGTTAAGAACTCGCAAGAACAGTCGCATTTTTATTTACATTTATATTTAATTTTGCAAATGATTCAAAAACAATTCTTTTGTATTATATATACATGAAAGAATCTATTTCTGTAGATAAGTATTTAAATATGATTTGCACTAAGTGTGAAAATAATATGCCAGTTGTAAAAAACGCAAAAAAAATAAACGACGATTGTTTGGTTATTCCCAAAACGAGCGAATATGATTTATTAATTACAAATAATTATAATCAAAAACAGTTGAAACAATTTGCAAAAGAATATAAATTGAAAATATCCGGTAACAAACCGCAATTAGTTGAACGATTATATTCATTTTTAAAGTTGTCATCATATGCAGCTATTATTCAGTGTATATTTCGCGGCAGATTGCAGAGAAGATATAATAAATTTCACGGCCCGGCCTATTTAAAAAGAGAACTATGTACCAATGATACCGATTTTTTAACTGGCGATGAAATTAAAAACATTCCTGCTCATCAATTTTTTAGCTTTAAAGATGAAGACAACTTTATTTATGGTTTTGATATTTTATCTCTTCATAATTTAATTGTGAAATCGGGAAAAATAATTAAAAATCCATATAACCGTAATCTTATACCGGTTAGGGTAATTATAAATATAAAAAGTTTAATAAGATTAAGCAAAATTCTTAAAATTCAGATAATTACGGATATTCAAGATATTTCTCAAGATATAACTAGCAAAAAATCATTAGAGCTTAGAATTCTTGATTTGTTTCAAAATATTGATTCTTTAGGAAATTATAGCAACCCTGAATGGTTTCTCTCTTTAAACAGAACGATGGTTCTAAAATTTATAAGAGAATTGTCTGATATATGGGAATATCGGGCACAAATTACGGATGAAACCAAAAAATTGGTATGTCCTCCATATGGGAGGCCATTTAGGAATATGAATGGGCCTTTTTTAAATAATGAACAAAATTTAGATAATATTAGAAAAGTTGTTTTGGACGTGTTGGAAAAAATGGTAAATTCCGGAGTAGATAAAGATAACCGATCATTGGGGGCATATTATGTTTTAGCGGCATTAACTTTAGTAAGTGAAAATGCAGCAAATACACTACCATGGCTGTTTCAATCGGTTTCCTAACTTTTATACTTTTTATTAAATTGTACGTTAAAAACTTATACTTAGAACTTTTAGGAAGTTAATAGATATATTCTGATGTCACACCATCACAATATAATATATTTTGCGTTAAATCACTTAAAAAGTAAATACTAGAGTATAGTATAATATGTCAAAGACAAAGCAAACAAAGACTCCCGTTGAGGCCGCCCCCGTTGTTGTTACTCCCGTTGCAGAGAAGGCTTTGAAGGCCAAGAAGCCCAAGGCTGAGAAGGTTGTTGCCGCTGCAACTGCTCCGGTTGTTGCTGCTTCTTCTTCTTCTTCTTCTTCTGCTCCTGCTGCTCCTGCTGTTGAGGAACAAGCTGTTGCTGCTGCCGATGAGTTTGAGACCTCTGTGGAGGAGCAATCTACCGAGTTCCTCGCCAAGCTTCAGCAAATGAGCTCACTCCTTTCATCATTAAAGACTGAATTCCGATCACTTGAGAAGAAGTGGAGTAGAGAGCTCAAGTCAGTGAAGAAGCAAAGTTCCCGCAGAAAGAGAAAGGCCGGAAACCGAGCTCCTAGTGGATTTGTTAAGCCCACCCGAATCAGTGATGAGCTTGCGTCCTTCCTTGGAAAGGAGAGTGGGACCGAGATGGCGCGAACTGCAGTAACTCGCGATATTAATGCTTACATTCGCTTGCATAACCTTCAAGATACCAAAAATGGGCGAAAGATCAATCCTGATGTTAAGCTTGCTGCCCTTTTGAAGCTTGGCAAGGAGGATGAGCTCACTTACTTTAATCTCCAGCGTTTCATGAGCCCCCATTTTTCCAAGAATGTGAAGGTTGATCCCGCTGCTCCTGCTGCAACTGCATAAATTCATATGATGAATTAAAATAAAAAACAAATAAAAAATAAATAAAAAATAAATAAAAAACAAATAAAAATATATAATTATGTTATATATTTTTCAAAAACTTACTTATTTAATCAACAATATTATATAAAATTTCGGTTGGATAAATTTCATATCTATATAATAATTTACTTATCATAAGGTCTTCATAAATTTCATTTTTATATAATAAATCTAAATTTTTAGAATTATATTCTTTATTAATACATTGCATCGCTTTTCTACTCAAAATATAACTTTTACCTCCATTTAACCAAGGAACAAACACTCCATTATATGGTTTATTATGCCATTCTGAATTAATAGATACTTTTCCATAATGATATGTATGTGTCCTTGACCCAGACCATTCCACTATGTTTTGACCAATATAATTACCATTTTTTATTTCTGAATATTTATATAAATTTTTTATTTTGTTTTCTGTTAATTTTGATGCATCATAGTCATCTATTTTTAATATATGCGTTATATCATTGAAATACTTTTTACCTAATATTTGTTCAATCATGCAAATCACTTTTTCTGGCAAACATTCATACGTATCTCGGCAATTTAAATATAATATTCTTTCTTTTTCATCATACCAATTCTCCTTTTTCGGACTATATGAAAAAATAATTAAATCTTTTTTTATTTTATTTTTTATGTCATCCCATAAATGCCAATTTTTATGGCAGGACATAACAGTTACAAGAAGTTTCATTATATAATATAGAATCATAATTATAAAATTCAACATTTTATTTTGGAAACAGAAAACCATCTTCCATCAATATTTTTTGTATATCATATTTTTGATAATAACTATTTGTTATCTTTATTTTTTCAAAAATAGCAACGGATTCGTGGTCATCCTGCAAATCAAATAAATTGTAAATCCGTTTCACTAAATTATAATCTGTTATATACGTGGTATTATTCATTAACCAATCATAAAAATCTATGTCTGTTGATTCTAATAAGCATTTTTTATGATATTTTTTAAATATTTTTAAAGTGTTATATAATTCTATATTTTGATTTGTATGGATATTATAATCAGTACCCGATAATATGCAAATTTGACGAAACTCTTTTTCTGTTATACCGAGTTCTTCCAATATTTTTTTTGTATGATAAACAACTACATTGTGTTTCAAAAGACTGAAATAACGTAGGACTCTTGGACAACCATACACAAATAAATCCATATCTTCACTCATGCAGCCCCATACCTTCTTTTTAATTGCGAGTAGTGCGCATAATTCATCGGCTTCACCGGGTGCATCAAAATATGTGACCCCAAATGCTCTCATTAGATTTTTTACCTGGTCAATTTGTTCTTTTTTAATATAAACAAATTTTTTTTTCAATAAATCCATTGCTGTGGAAATTTCTAGTTTTTCTTCATTGTCCAAATTTGCACCGGTTTCTAATTGTTGTTTTAATTCATTATATTCATTTTTTGCTTGATTCTTATCTTTTTTACGCTTTTCAAGTAGTTCCTTTTTTTCATCTGGCGGTTTCCCATCAAATATGAATACCGGAATTACCTTATAATGCCGAAATATAGATAACATTAAATATATATTTTCAATCAGTGTATCATCGCTTGCAAATTTATATAAATAAATACTTATATCAACTGCAATTTTTTTACCTGATAACTCAGACATAGAGGAACACTTTATAGAATCTGTACAATTTGCACGCAGAAATTTATTTAGATTACGAATACCCATTTTTGTTTTTGTTTTTATTTTGTTTTTATTTTAACGGTAATACTACTTTTAGATGATTATATGTATTCAATTTTTTATTTCATAAATAAAAAAATTGAATTGAATTTTATACATTTTTTACCGTATTAACTTACACTTATACGATACATTATTAAAAATGAGAACCCGTTCGCAAAAAGAAATAAAAAAAGAAGAAGAGGAAAAGAAAGAAGAGGAAGAAGAAAAAGACATTTATGAAGTAGTTATTGACTTTGATGGAGCAAGTGCTGCGTGGAGAGCAAATAAGAGACGTATGGGAAATGGTTGTTATAAATATGTTTGTGAATCTATTACAAAAACGGGTAAAAAATGTACAAAAGACTGTATCACCAGCTCTACCTTTTGTAATATCCAC